TGTAATTCCTGTAGACGCTATTGTAAACCCAGCAATTTTACCACCACTAAATAATACATCCGAGCCTGTAACTTGTCCATCAGATTTTACATTAAAAACTCCACTACCACTTTCTGCTAATGAATCAGCTCCAGCAAAAAATCTTGTATCACCAGTTGAAGATACTCCTGTATACTTTCCACCAGTTAACTTCCATAATGAATCAGAACCTATATTCCAATTACCTATCAACCCAGTTGACGCAGTCAATTGACCCTCTATTACCGCTCCACTTGCTATCAATACTCCACTTGATGATACTGCGAAATTTGAACCAAATCTAACATAATAATCACCAGGCGTAAAATCTACATAGTAACCACTCAATGGATTATCATCGGGCCCATCACCTGTTTTAAATAATGCCGCGCCTGTAGCATCTAATGTAGCATTAGAACCACTTAACTTACCATCTATAATTTGCCAATTACCAATTTGACCAGAATCGGCAGTTACAGTACCAGTAATCTTAGCCGCGGAAGCTGTTATATCTCCACTAGCCTTAACATTAAAATTAGAAGACGAAATAAAATATTCATTACTTGTTGCTGACCCACTTAAAAGAAAACTATCAGAATAAATTGCATCACTACTAATATTAAATCCACCTATATCACCAGCTGTAGCTGTAATAGTACCACTCATGTTTACATCACCACTCGCAGATAAATGAAAGTTACTTGAACTAATTTCTATATTACCATCTGCACCACTAACAAATTGATTAGTAGACCCTAAAAAGAAAGATGGTGTCTTTACTTCAAAGACTCCCAAGTCGGTTCTGAACCTCATAGAACCACTTACACCATCGTGCAATTCTAAACCGACACCATCATAACTATCGCCACTACCAGGTAAAACAGAACCACTATAAATTAGAAATCCAGCTTGACCTGTACCATCTTCGGCTTTAGCGAAACCTTCATACCCAATTGACCTTATGAAACCAGAACTAACACCGGCCATTTCTATACCAGTATTTATTTCACTTCCCATAAACATAGAACCAGATAATAAATTATCAGTACCACTTAAAAATAGATTACCACCTGCAAAAGATATACCTTCTTTAATAACAATAGTTTCTGCTATGTTATTATTTATATCATAAAACTCGGCTAAGAAATCAAACTCTTGTGGTCTTTCCGAAAATATACCAGGCATTGGCAACTTTAATTTCATAAAATCTGGACTAAAACCAGTTTCGGCTGTAGCTGTTATCGAGACATCCGATAAATAAAAAATACCACTTCTAATCAAAAATATTAACTTACCAGTACTTGTAATATCTGCTACAAATGGATGAACTACTTTACCAAAATTAAAATTATTTTCATCAGTTTTTAGTGTACCAAGTTTATGACCAAGTTGTTGAACATTTTTAAAGTTTTTTTGTGTAGTATCACCAAACGCAGAACCAGAAACATATATATCCATTACTGGTGGAAGTCCACTTTGACCACTAGCATACGCATCAAAAGTCAAAGTATAATATGTATCTTGTATAAAATCAAATGAACCAGTTGTCTCAAATACTATAGCGTTAGTTTCTGGTGTCATAGAACCAGAAATTTTTACTGAGTCTATTATTTGGGATGAATCATAATCCAAACTACCTGTTACTGTATGTGCATAATTTGTATGTATTATCCAATTATTATCTATCGTATCTTGATTATCAAAATATCCAATTCTATCTTTTGTTGAAATAGAATTTTCATCAACAAGTATTTCTACATTTTCAATAACTTGGTCTGCTAAAACCTCATAATCGGAAGTAGAACCTTTTGGTCTAACATATGTTTTTACGCGATATATGTCACCAGAAAATGTTCTTAAATTATCTAATGTTAATTCGGCATAAGAATTAAAATTAGTAGTACTAATAGATTGAGTTACTGGTGTAGGATAAGATATTTCAAATGTATTATCTTCCGCTAATGGAACTGGTATAAGTTCTTTTGTCAAAGTATCTAATACCGTAACTAACTCAAGTGGAACAATAGCGTCCTCATTAACAACTTTAATAATGTCTGAAGCGTAGGGTTGAACTTCATGATGTGGTTTTAATTCAAATTTAGTTTCATCTATTAATGGAGTATCTATTTTTAATTCACCACCAACAAAATCTGATAGTGCTTTTGTATCTGAACCAAACTTTTGTTTTAACGAAAATATAAATTTATCAATTTCTGGCGAACTTCTTCGTACAGCTCTTCCTCTTCTTTTATAATTACCAACTCCTCTCTTTCTACTCTCCTTTGAATTAATTTTCATTAATAAAATATCTTTTATTTTATCTCTTATTAATTCTTCTTCTTTAAAAGGCTTACCAAGATACGCATCATGTGGTTTACTTTCGGAGCTTAAACTACCAGTAAGTACTGTTGAGCCTGTTACAACAGTTTGTACTATATATGGCTTTACTATTTCATTAACACTAAGTGTTGGTTGTTTATAAAAGAAAATTGGTTCTGAATTTGGTGCTACTGAATCAATAAAAATTGGTCGAGTCCAACGAACATTATATGCATCTTCCCACTCCAATGGAACGTCAACATCAGAAGTTAATGGGTCTAACTGACTTAAAATATATAATGTAGCATCACCAGGTGCGGAATCACTATAAACTTCTACAGATACTCTACTAAAAATACCTTCTGTATAATTTAAAACTGGTTCTGTATATATAGGATTACCTTGAGCATCAAGAATTTCAAGTCTAAGTTCAACATTAGATTTTAAAAATTCAGAACCACCCATTAGGAAAGATGATTTACCCTGTGGTATTACTTCTGGGAGCTCAACGACATTAAAATATTTAGATAAAAATGTAGACTCATCTACAAGAACATCAAAATCTTTTAGACCTTGATACAAATTTTGGCGTTTTATTATATTGGTTTCCATATAACAATAAATATCTAATTATAAAAATTTGATATATTTATATATGGATAAAAGATGGAGATTATCGGTATGAAGTGTAAATACTCATTTACAATAGAAGATAGACTAATGGATTGGTTTAGATTATACGTTAGAGAAGAAAGTACAACTATGAGTGCTGTACTTAATCAACATATATTAACTTTGAAAAGAAATAAAGAAGGATATACTAAAACTAATAATAAATTAAAAGTTAGTTAAAAGTTATCTTACTAAAACCTTCTTCTTTTTTAAGTTCTAATAAAGTATCAACGGCATCTCTCATGCCCTCAATGTGTGATACAATCATAGTAAATTGAAATTGTGATTTCAAATATTGAAATAAATTATAAACAGAATTTAAATTATCGGAATCCATATTACCAAATCCCTCGTCAATAGCAAGAAAATTAGTACTTGGTAAATTACAAACATTAATCAAACCAACACGTATAGCTAAAGAAGAAATGAATTTTTCCATTCCACTTGTCAATTCAAGAGGCCAAATTCTATTATCATCATATACAATATAACAATTAATATTCTTACCATCCATTTCCAACATTACAGAAAATTCTACTATTTGAGCTAATATCTCATTTACAGCTCCTTCTACAGTAGGAATAGCTTTTGATATTAATTCATATGGAACACCATCACGTTTAACAGCGTTCAAATAAAACTCATAAGCTTTATATTTAATTTCTAACTCTTCTACTTCTTTAATTGTTGATAATATATTTTTCTTATTATTTTCAGCTACCTTAACATTACCATGTACAATTTTAATATCATTTTCTATATTATCAATTAGACCAGATAAATTAACCATAGAATCTTTAAGTTCTACTATATCTTCTTCTAATTCTTTATTAAAAATAACATCTTCTTCTTGTTTATAATAATTTGTAATGTCTTGTTCAACAGAACTTATTCTTTCAATAATATTTTCTTTTTTCTCTGTTAATAATATTAATTGACTATCTATTTTATTTTTTAATACCTCAACATCATTTAATTTTTGTCTGATATCATCATATTGTATTTTATCATCTTTAACATATACAAGTGATTTTATAATACCAACAATTCTATCATATTCTTTAACATGATTGTTAGCTATTTCTTTATCTTTTTCTAATAACTCTTTTGTATTTATAGCATCAAGTGTAAATGGATTACTCATACAAAAATCACAATCTTCATCCCATTCCAATCCACCCAATTTTTGTATCTTATCAAGTTTATTTTGTACTTGAATTTTTAACTTATCAAGTTCAATTTTCAAGGTATTTTTCTTCTCTTCATATTTCTCTAATTCATCATATTTAGAATCAATATCTACATCATTATATTTATTATGTTTTTCTAACAAATTATTCTCTTTTAAAGAAACATCCTTTTCGTGTGATTGACAAAAACCTAATTTTTCATCTATATCTGCTAATGTTGAGTTTAAATTATCTTTTTTAGTTTGTATTGAATCTAAATCTGTTATAGATTCGTCAACATTCTTTAATTTCTTTGTAGTTTCTATAACATCTGTATTTAATTGTTGATATTCATCCAACCATTCTTCTTTTTGTTTTGTTAACTTATCATATTCTATAACATATGAATTTAAATTATTTTGTGTATCTGTTAATTCAAAATCATAATCTCTTTGTTGAAACCTTCTTAGTATTGCAGAAACATCTGATATCTCTTCATTGGCTTTTTTCCACAATTCATCAAAAATACCTATACCAATAAACTTAGATAATAAATCCTTTCGTTCTCTTTGAGTCTTGTCTATAAAAACAGTATTATTATTTTGTAAAGATAGTGCTGTTAAAACAAAATCTTCATAAGAACCTATAACACTTCTAATATTTACATTAGTTGTTCTACGTTGGTCACCATTTAATGAAATTGTTTCACCAGTTTCATCAATCATCCAAAAATTAACATCTACTTTAACATGACCATTACTTAACTTCTTAGCTTTTCTTTCTATATAATAATCTATATCACTTATTTCAAAATTAACCTTACAATAAAAATTATTTTTCCTATTGTTTAGAATATTTTCAGCTTTAAACGCTCTCGATGATGTATCATATAAACAAAACGATAAAACATCCAATAAAGCTGACTTACCACTTGCGTTCGGTGAAAAGAGTCCAACTATTCCATCAAGTTTTGTGAAATCTACCACATTATCTTCACCATAAGAAAACATATTATCAAAAGTCATTGATTTTAATTTCCATAAAATATTTCTTGGATATTCATTATGAAAAAACGTTGAATTTAATTCTTCATTTATTTTTTTAATTTCAAGTAAAGTATCTTCATCTATTGCATAGTTTTTTTCAAGATGTTCACTAATCAATTTATATTGATGATTAGAATCAGTAATATCACCTATCTCTATCTTTGAACCATCAATGTCTTTTCTATCAAAACCATCTGTTTTAGTTACTATTACTTCTTTTATCCCATATTTACTTCGTATTACTGCTAAAACTTTCTTTAACTGTGATGGTTTAGTGTTTGTTATTCTAACCCTTAATCGAGATTTAGAAGGCATATCACTAACAACTGGTACTACACCATTATTTACATCCAAAGTATAATAACCATAATCATTCTGAATAGGTACATATGTAGATTTACGACTTGGTACATCCCACCTCAAGTAGCCGTGGTCTAATCCCTCGCCATGATTCTGTTGGACTAATGAACCACAATAAGAAATAGTTTCTTCTTCATTAAGATGTTGTCTCTTATGTATATCACCCAATAATCCAAGGTCATATCCATCAAACTTATCTATATGTACATCAGAAGGTAACTTAAATCCCAAATCTGTTTCTGACTTGTCAACAGTACCATGAAATAGTACTATTTTAGTATCACCATCTACTTGGTCGGATGTTATAAAACTATCCTCTTTATCCCAAACATCCCATACTACAAACGATACATCAGCAAACTTATAAATCCCACTATCTTTAAAATAAAACAATCGTGGATGATTTAAATTTTCTACAATAGGTGTTAAAACATCTAACCTTGAACGATTATTTAAGTTACAATCGTGATTTCCAGCTATTATTATCGTTGGAACTATATCTGCTAAATTTTTAAATAACCTTGATAGTTGGTCAACCAATTCAGGTGACATTTCTGTTTTAGAATGAGCTATATCACCACCAATATATGCTACTGCATTATCTGGGTATTTCCTTACTTCTTCATAAGTACGTTCAAATACCTCTTCGTATTCCTTATGTCTCTTCAGATTACGTATTTGTATATCTGAAATGTGGTGTATGTATTTTAACTTGTCAAATAATTGAATATCTTGTTTTATCATATATCTATAAACTTACTTTGTTTTGTGGCTAACTTACTTTGTAAAAAAGTCTTTAAATTCATCCTTTTAGTGTTTTTAATTTTACCAATCATGTGTGCAAACCCAACATCAGATGGGTCTTTATCGTGCATACCTACATAATAAACTTCAACACCATTCTTCATTAACTTAGCTGATAGTTTTAACGCGTCAATTTTAGCGTCTTCATCTAACACGATGTAAATTTTCTTAACACTTTGTCTATATAACTCAGTTTTTAACTTATATTGTATAGTCTTACCAAATAATGGTATAGCATTACGTTTTATAGCTATGGCATCAAATACACCCTCACATAATACTAATGGTTCATCCCAATTAATGAATAATTCAAACCCAATTACATCTTTAGATATTGGTGGATTCTTATATTTCAACTTACTATTGTATATGTCTCTACCAACAAAGTAATTTAACGACCCATTTTTATCATAAGATGGTATTATAACTCTATTTGTGTATGGGCCACTCTCACAATACCCCATATTATACCTTAATATATCATCTCCAGTAATACCCCTTGATAACAAATAACTTGTAGCTTGTTTATATACTGGTGATGGATGTTTTATAGCAAGAGAAAGAAACTCTTTCGGTAAATTAACGACTTGTTTTTTAGTTTCACTATCATCATTTTTGTAACTAACCGAATTTGTACCTACAATATCACGTAATTCAGAAAATTGATTATTTGTAGCATTTACTTTCTTAAACAATTGATATAAATTATGACCACCCTCATTACTTACCCAACAATGCCATTTACCTGTTTGTACATTTATTTGTAATTTCTGTTTATGGTGTGCTACAAAAGGCGACCAAAACATATACTCATTGGCTTTTTTTAATTGTCTACCACTCGTCTTTAAGACTCTATTAAGTAGATTAACTATTTTTTGATTCACATAATAACCTTAGAAATTCCTTTATGTCCATAGTGACATAAGTTTTACTTCTGTTTCTTTTAAATATCAATAATGGTTCATAACCATTTGAATTATTTTCAGCTTGTTCTAATGCTTTCCATATAGACAAAGCTTCTTGATTTTTACACTCAATAGCGTAAGGAATAAATTTTCTAGCGGCAGGTGATAATTGAATATCTTCTCCAGATTCTCCCATAGTAGTAGATTTTATGTCATCTGGTTCTAATTCGTTTTGAAACGTTTCGAGTAATAAATCTCGTATTTTGTTTTGTAATCGTTTGCCTTTATTTTTACGGGAACGTGTGTTCATAACCTATTAATATATATCTACTTTTAAACCAAAAGACTCATGCTTTTTTAAACTTACTATACCACGTTTTAAAATTTCGTTTAGCAAAATTCTCAGCCTTCTCTTCCCACTTATTATCATCGTGTGGGTCAAATCCATGATGAGCTGCCATAGTACCAGCTTGGTTATACATCTTCAAAAACTTCTTTTTACCATATTTTTTAGCCATTTGAGCATGATGAATTTCATGTAATACAGTCATTATAAAATCTTTTAAATCTGAAGTAGGTTCGAGTGTTATAGTATCAGTTTCAACAACATAATCAGCTTTTACTTTACCTTTCTTATTAAGAAATCTAACTTTTGAATTTAATTTATGTAATTTAACTATAGCTTGAGCTATATGTAAAAAATCAATTCTTTCTAAAATTAAATTTTCATTAAGTGTTTTTGTTTGTTTTCCATGTAAATCTACAGATTGTTGAACAAAATCTTGTCCTTTTGTACCAACACCAGATGTTATAAAATCATCACTTTCAATTGGTTCTTGTGGTAAGTCTGGATTAAAGATAATATCTTGTCTCTCTCTTATTTGTGTATCATCACCAAATGGATTATCACCCTTTGGAAATTCTAATTGTGTCCAACCACCTCTTGTAAACCACTCATCACTATTTTGACTACCTCTAATTCTACCAAGTCTACGTGCTACACCAGGTTTTACATACCCAGATTCTGGTTCACCAGAGTCTACTATTGAACCAGCGTTCGATACTTCTACCAATTGTTTATATAAACTTTTATTTTCCAAAATATTCTCCACTTTCATCTGATACAGTATCATTATGTGGTCTTACAAATTTATCGGAATAAAAACTTTTTAAATGTTTTAAAACTTTAAAATCAAATTTTTCTGGTAAATCATAAAATTTATAATATTTCCAGTCTTCGTGTTCTTCATCTAATGTTGGAGTTTGTAAATTCGTACTATGTATAACATAAAGATAGAAACTACCACCATTTTCTTTTTCAGTAGTTAAAATTAATTTTGGAATTGTATCTAAAACTATTTGTGTTTCTTCGGCTAACTCTCTATTCAATGCTTCAATAGGAGCTTCACCAATTTTTATATGACCCTTTGGTATTGACCAATAAGAACCAGTTCTTTTTAAACATAATAATTGTTTATCATGTAATAATAAAAGACCAACTGACGAATCAGTATCATCTTGTGATTCTATAAGTAAATTTTTTAATTTAATATTTCCTTCGGTCATTTTTTTACGTTCCTTTAAAACAGATTCTACTTGTTGTTTAAAAAACATCTTATCATTTCTTGATACTCTTTGTTTTTTCTTACCAATTTCATTCGGTTCATCTATATGAAATATTTTCATATTCCCAATACCCTTTTTATTTGAATTACTATCTCTTCCATATCCTTTACAGCTTTCTTTGCTTTACCCATTATTATCTTGGTGGATTAGAATCCCACGGCCCCCAATGTTGGTTCTTTAACATTTTAATACCAGCTTCTTCTCCAGTATATTTATAAATTTTATGTCCTTTAACAGGAATTCCTCCAACTTTATAGTATAATTTTTTAGACATATGAATTTCTCTTCCATTACTATAGTCAAATACTACGGAGCCTAATTCAACCCACGCATGACCAAATGGTTTACCATCAGTTTTTAAAATACCTACTCCGTGGCATAAAGTCCATCTTTCATCGTCCATATGACTAATAGCAAGTCTACCAGCCGCTCTATAACAATCTCCACTGGCCGCCATTTTATTTTGTTACCCTCTTTACCTTTTCAATTGAACGACCAGCAAAATAAGCCGCATAAACAGTCATCAATAATGTCTGATAAACTGGAACATACGCCGCTCCTATTGTAAAGTCACCCAAATTTCCATCAAATACACTTAATATAACAAATACGGCTGTAAGAAAAATCAAAGTTAATGGTCTGATATTTTTACTCAACCAACTTCCATGTTTCATATCGGCTTCCCAACGAGCAGACACTTGAGCTTGTGCCGCTTGTTCAGCTGTTGCTAATATTTGTGTTATCTTTTGTTCTGCTTCGGCTCTTTCTTCACCTGATGTGTGTAAATTATCTAATACTCCACCAATATCTTTTATTACATCACCACCACTTAAAAACCCTGTAATTGCACTCATAACTCCCATAACTTATCTCCTAAAAAACATCTTCGGCTAATACACCATCTATAGCAGATTTTATATCGCCATTATCTATATCCAACTCACCATCCATATCGCCTTTCCACACTTCAACCTTCTTACCATTGTGGAATAACGCAACAGATGGATAGTTTCGTATTCGAAGTTTCTTGATTGCTTTCTTAACATTTGAATGATTAACTTCATAGATAATACACCCCTCAAAGCCTTTTATACCATCAAATAATTTAGAGTCAAGATTTTTCTTTTGATACGCCGCTGTAAATTTAATTAATACAAACCCCTTAGCTGTTTTTTTCTTAAAAGTATCATCTGTGATTTCTGGTTTCGTTGTAGGTGTTCGTTGTGCACTAACAAAATCTGTACATAATACAAACATAAGTCCTATTGCACATAAAACTTTAAATCCACGCCTAATTAATTGTATTCTATTCATAACTATTTATCCCGTTTTCTCCGTTCAAGTGATTTTATATCATTTTGTAATTCTTTGATAACATCTTGAAGTTCTTCTATTTTTCCATAAGCCTCGTCCATTTCGTCCTGTAGACCTTCGACATTATCCTTATACTGTTCATAAGAACGAGGCCAGTTATATCCCTCTGGTCTTGATGGATACTCTCCTTCATATAATGATTTTAATGATGGGAGCTCTTTAGCTTCTTGTATGTCTGCCTGTAACATATACCACATACCAACCAATGATGCAATTCCTGTGGCCGCACCAATCATTGTTTGTACTGATAAAGTGAACTTAGTACTTAGTACTGCTTCTTCACTTAATTCTTTTGGTTTGGACACTTTTTTCTCCTGTATAACTGGTTTCGGTTTACTCTTTGATTTTGAAATTTGTTTTTGTAATATTCTATCTCGTTTACTCTTTTCTACTTCGTCTGAAGCTTTATTAGCTTGTTCCATCATAACTTCTGTTAAGTCTTCAACCGTAACATAACCCAATTCAACAAAGATTTCACCTAATTTTCTTTTATCACCTTGTGTTTGTATCTGTACAGCTTTTGCAAGTTGTCGTTTTGTTATGATATCGGCGTCCATTAAAAGGTTGCCTAATCTTTCTCCATTCCGTGCCATTATTCGCTCTCTTTAAATCGTACCTCGAACACATCGTGGTCATCAGTACCTTTATATTCTATTTGTGTTATGTCTGCCTCACCACCAAAGTGTTGAGCCACTCCCTTTAACATTCCAACTGCTAACGGAGCTAATCCATCTCTTTGTGATACATAGTGAACTTTAAAATGATTCTCACCGAGTTCTTCTATTTCAAATGCAGGTGGAACTAAACTTGGTAACATTTGAGAAATTCTTACATGCATCTCATCTAATCCTGCCACAAAACTTTGAAAATCATTACCAAACGCTTCAAAGTACTCACCATACCCTTTTGGTGCAACATCGGTTGCCCAATAAACACCGAACATTTCTAATACATCTCCTGCAGGAATATCTAATGTTTCTGAAACTGCTCCTACTAATGAGAATGTTACACTATCATCATAAGATTCTAAATCTCCATAAACATCTTTGTCTATACCAGATGCTACAAGAACTTGTTCCCAAACTTCTTCACCTGCTTCTCGTGTAACTAAAGTTCTTATTGCTTTATTTATCATTCCATACATTATTATCTACCATATATATTTTTAATTGGATTATTTTTATTTTTCTCTAACCATTTTTTATGTTGACTAGCGGTTCGACCTTCCGTTGCCCACTTTTTATTTAACATCCGTCTTTTTCGTTTTCTATCTTTAGCTTTACTATTCGGCATTACTAAATCCTACAAATTGATAATTCAAACCAACTTTAAAATCATACGCTGGTCGTTCCCAGTAATATAAATAACGGCCTTCCGCAAAAAGTCCTAAATTTTCCTGTACTTTAATTCCAAAAATTGCACCAAAATCATAATCATTCCAACTCATCCACATTGACTCCATATACATAAAATCAGAAGGTTCTTTACCTTCATCTACATGGTCTATATAAGAAGAGGCGTTGTGATATGAATATTTATCATGTCCATAATGATAAGGTAACCAATTACCCCACGCATGTATCCACCACCTATCTCCATAATGATAATAATCAGTACCTATTACTAAAGATGTTTCTTTTTGATATCCTAAACCCTTTTTTATTCCATTCATGTATGATTCTAACAATCCTGGAAAATGATAAACAAAAAATTCTCTATCCGTCCATGCAATAATTTCTCCATCGGAAGTTTCCCACATATAATCATACCCAATAAATTCACCATCTCCATTAAAGAATGGGCCATCACCAGGTACATCAATCCAAGTATCTGACTCTGCGTCGTAATATACTAAGTGACCTTCATGATATACATTATCTTCATCAACTATATACCATCTTTTATCATCCATACCAAAAGCATCTTCGGCAAAATCCCACCAAGAACCTCTATACCAAGTTGTATCTAATATCATAGCATCAAATCCATATACAGGATGTTGTCTATGTTTTGCACCAACACTAAATGTTATCTGATTACCTAAAAATTCTGGTGACCACTTTAATCTTAAATCACCTTGACCATAAGTTATTTCTTCTAAACCAAGTTCCGTCCAACCTAATTTAGCCATGAACCAATTACCAGTATATCTCAACCAATATTCTTGATTAAGATATTCATTTCCCCATTGACGACCTTCAGTCCATTTTATTAAATATTCCCAACCTTTAACTGAACCAAATGTTGCATTTTCATTCGCGTTTTTTTCTGAACCATCGTACCAAGTTCCACCATTACCAGCATTCTTAACACCTCGTTTTGGTTCATAATTGAAACGACCAATTTTTCTCAATCCGAATGATTTTTGAAAATCAGCTTTTAATTCTCTTTCTTCCCTTTCAACTTCCAAGTCACCAGTATCCAATCCACCAACAATACTAAACCTATCCTCTTGATGTCGTGGTGCATTTAAACTAAAACTTGCATACGCAGTCGAGTACTTAAAAAAGTTTAGTATAATATCTTGACTAAACAAAGAAGTAGACAATAATAGTCCTATGAAAATGTTTTTTAACATTTAATTTCTCCCAATATTTTTATTCTATCTATACAACTATAAATATCATACTTTAGAATATTTTATACATCAAACCTAACGACAATTGAAAATGCTTCATCTTTATCACGTTTAATAGGTCTACCTAACTTACCAATTGCTAAAAGGTCGTTGTGGTCATTATATAAACCAACTGTAGTTACATATGGCGAGAAATCTGAATGTGTTGTATGATTAATAGCGAATTCGGTAGCATTATAACTTGTTTTTACAGAACCACTTCCACCATCTGGATTATCACCAGGTGCAAATACCCTCCACGTGTCTGGTGAATTTGGAGCAACAGTTATACTACCACTTCTACCAGAAGTAGCACTAATATTAGTTGTTGTATTGAATTCTGTTTTACCAATATTACACATATACTCATGTTCATATATGGTATGACTAGCTTTAAAATCCAATTCCCAACCATCTGTACCATTTCCAAGTCCTACCTGACTATAAGAACCAGTATCTGTAATTGTAATGACCCCATGTTCATAAAAAATATTACCTATTGCACTACCACTACCTTCTGCAGTTAAATTTGAACCATCCCAACTACTACTTTTAAATGCCGCGAAACTAGCAGAATAAGTATTGTCATATAAATTCCCTTGACCATCATCATATATTGTATAAGTTACATCAGTGCTATCGTCTGTTAACTTAACACTCTTAGGTTTTATACCTTCACTATAAAATTTCTGGGGTATTGATATAACATTTACTCTATTATGTAAGTCTCTATAACATTTATTGGTATCTGTATTACCAAAACTATGAAATGGTTTATTACCATCTCTATAATATAAGTGTCTCATAGACCAATAAGTTGGAATCTTATACCAAGTACCAAGACTCCAAGGGTCTTTACCTAAACTAGCAGAAATAGTGGAATAATCTCCAAATGAATGTGATTCCGCAGTTGATGTGTTGAAGTTGTGCCAACTTCCAGATAACCCTTCTATCGCGTAAACACCACTACCGCTATCAACATTTGTGAATGTGAAATCTTTAAATGTTTTAAAGGGTGATATTAACGCGTCTTGTGGGTCGAGATTTTTAAATATCATAGATGACCCTCTCCTTTAGACTAAAAGTCTAATTTGACTTTGATAATAGCTTCCCTAGCGTAAGATTTCAATAAAGGTTTACTTAGTTTAGCAACAGCTAATAGTTCATTTTCATCGTTGTACATCCCAACAGTAGTAATATACGTCTTTGGGTCTTTATGAAACGATGGATTATTAAACGAACCATCAGATTGTGTAAAGAATGTAGGATTATTACTAAAATTATATCTCTTATTCCTTACTCTACAAAAATAATGTGTGGAAGAAATGTTTTCCTCTCTACGAGCTTGAAATTTACCACCACCAACAAATGCGTTATAGAACTTCTGGATGTTTTCTTCAGCACCTGTGATTCCTCTATCAGTACCAAATGAACCAGAACCATCAGCTTGAGCGGCACTTATAATCCAAATACCTAAATCTGGATAAAACAACCCAAGTCCACCATTTGGTTGACTTGTTGCCACTATTGATGTTTCCGCTACACCATTAGTTAATGAACCAGAAACAATGTTGAATACTCTTCCACCCTTATTTACTGATGGGTCAACTGTTGCACCACTATCATCAATTAGTTTCCAATAGGTTTGGCCAGTTGTATCTACACCACTACTACCACTTAACCAAAGTTCCCAATTACCTGGGTCAACTTTTTCTCTAATTCGTGCTCTATTAGCAGAAATTATATAAACATCATCTGAATCAACACTACCAGCCATTGTAAATTTAGTATCATTTGGTGTCAATAAAATATTTCTAAATTGTGAATACATAGCTTTTGAAGCGGCATTATCACCACCGGTAGCCTTTGAACCACTACCAGCATAATGACCATACGCAATACCAAATTGAACTTGAGCTGTATCATCACTTGGGTCTACTGCATAAATATCATTATAATACTCACCACTTGACGCACTTTGTGCCGAAGAAGTGAAATATGTAGCTAAACTACCAGTATTTCCAGACCACAATGGAGACGAAACCACCGCCTTCATATTTTCAAGTATATCATTATCTGGGTCAAAGACCGTATAGATACTTGGTTTTGTTATTGGGGCGGGTCTACCAATACTCTTACCAAGAAGTTTAGATGCAACTGATAAACCACCAATTCCTTTACCAGACTTTACAGCATCTTCTATCTGTATAATTTCTTGTGTGGATAATCCCTTTTTCTTTTTTCCTTTAGCCATGATTTATCTCCTACTCAGCAGTTACATTTACTGGAACATCAGCACTAATAGTTATTGGAATAGTATATGTCGCACCAGTTTCATTACCAACGATAGTAAGTTGTGTATTAATATCAGACGATAATGTTCTTGCAATTAAATCAACTGCTTTAGCTACAACAGTAATTGAATTCTTTCTATCATCATCACCAATAAAAGTTGGTATTGTAGCTCCTTGAGCCGATACTTCACCACCAGCAGATACCATCATTCTACATGCATCCGAATTATGTAAAACAAATGTATATCCAAGAGTAGCATCTGACGCATTTCTTGTATTTGGTGTAATTGTTTGTTTAACACCAGCTTTCTTAAATTCAAGAGAAGTTGAAGTAAGTTCAAGAATAGGCATTTTAGCCGTATTCTTAGGTAATGTAGTTAGCTTATATCTCATTACTTGATTTTCGTCTGGTACTGCTTCTATCAATGGCATATTTTCAATAACTGCACCATAATAGTTCGAACCAAGTGAATTTGTTACATCCCATAACGTATAATCTATCTCATCATCTGCTAATGCAAATTTACTAATTTTGAATTCATTTCTACCGCGAGCTAATAACTCTCGACCTTTCTTAGTTAAGATGGCATCTACGGTTGTTGAAGAATTATCTAAAAATCCCATGTTTTATCTCCAGTGATTAATTTTGTATTCATATATAAATATTCGTCACCAAAATTTTTGGTATAAAATAACTTTTTCGTTCATATATAAATATCATTGTTTTAGTTTTTTGTGTTTTTATTCTACACTTAATTTAGAATCGCCTGATTCTTTTGTTGTTAAAATAGTTGGTGAAGTTATAATTACTTCTACTGATTCTTTACCATCTGGCGTTGTATCATCCGTCTGTTTACAACCATCAAATAATAAATTTCTTAAAGCTGTAGTACTCTCATAAAGTGGTGTTACTTCGGCAGGACTTAATGAAGAAGAATTTGAATGATATCTTTGATGTTCTTTAATATTCATATTACCTGCTCTATAAAAACTTTCTTTAGAATTATAAAAATATTCTTCTATTTTATGATATTCTGATAGTCTCGAACTGCTAATCATAGGTATAGTTACTTCTTCAAAAATACCCTTACCATCTTGTCCACCAGAATATCCACCATTGTGACCTGCTATATAAGAACCACTATATATGTTATCACCTCTTGTATTATTAGTAAAACTATATAATGATGGCATAAGGAATGTATCATAAGTATCTATTGTAGTAGAAGAATTGGGGCCATATAAAGATAATGTTGAAAAATCTTCATAAGTGCCACTCCACGAGAATATATCTGAAAAAATATTTATACTACTTGTGTAGTCATTGTGTTCACCAGTAAAACTTGGATACATAGATTCACTAATGAATCCATCGGTATCAAGATATTGACCAAAAAAAGATGGTATTACAGACTCACTAACAAATGTTTGATAATAATCTTGTGTACCAACAAAACTTGGATACATAGATTCACTAATGAATGTTTGATAGTAATCTTGTGTACCAGTAAAACTTGGGTACATGGATTCGCTAATAAATGTTTGATAGTAATCTTCTGTACCAGTAAAACTTGGATACATAGATTCACTAATGAATCCATCAGTATCAAGATATTGACCACTAGCAGATTCGGCATAATTTAAATCAATAAAATCTTCATAATATGTATTTTCAATTTCTGGTGGTTGACCAATAATAGCTTTAGAACGTTCAAATATATTTGACTCAATTAAAGTACCTAACGCGGCATTAGCTCGAGCTGGAATTAAACTTTTTATTTGGTCAAATATAGCTTTATCGTAGAATTTTAAAATTCTCATATAATCCCAAAAACTATTAGGTGAAGTATATTTCTGCCAATATAAATCTTTTATTTTTCTTAATCCACGATAATAAGTTTTAAATTGGTCTCTTGGGTCACCAATATAATCTGAAAAATCCAAGTTACCCATCGAAAACATAATATCTTCATTTATAACATCAGTTGGTGCAAAGAAAACACCAAGTTTATTTGAATCTGTACTTGTCAAATCATATGCACTAACTTCATTTCTACTATCTATTGATAATTTACTTCCATATATCAATCTATTTTCTTCAATTCTTATTTTCGTAGCTCGCCTCATTTGTGGGCCAAAATTTGGAAGTACAAATTGTTCTACGTCTTCAGTATAACCGTAACTATCCCTATCTGGATAATTTCTAGCACTACCACTTTGTATATAACTTTGGTCTGCACTTGTATCAAGTATATCAATAGAACCAGTTCCATGATTAGCTTCTTTATTAAACGAATATCTTAAAACTAAATCAGTATAAGACGCTGACGGATGATTACCATTATAAGTTTTTGGAGCTCTAACATGATTATCAAAATGAGATTGTGATAAAGGTGAATTCCAATAACGAAATTCCATCATTGAACCAGTAAATTGATTACCAAATGTTCTTGTAGTATCACCACCAATGTATGCATCGGCATCTTGTTGGAATCTATTATTCATTCCTTGTGGAGCACCACCACCACGACCATCTACATTCAAACTTGCAGAAGATTGATAGTAAATTCTATTTCTTGTAGCGTCATATTTTTTAAGAAATAACTCATAGTCAATATTACGACTATTACCATCGTCTACCATTGGTGCCTGACTTGCACTTTTCCTCGTTAACATTACAGACCAGAACTCGTTGTCGAAAACTGGTAACAATGAAGATGATATTTCTGCGTTAGAAGAACTACCAGTTATAGCAAATGTTAAGTAACCATTGTTGTCTTCTGAACCATCGTCCTTTAATGTAATTGCCCAATCAGTACCCTTCTGATAAAGTACTTGTTTAAATTCTCCACTACCAGATTGTACTGCTCTAAATCTAAACTCTACCGTATCAGGTACTCTACCAGTATTTGTATCATCAGTCCAAGTTGTTTCTACGTGTTGACTACCATAGAAATTTAAAGACCTTCTATATTTACGAGTTACTTCATATGCAGTATTTTGTTCTGGTAAAACAGGTCCACCATATTCTCTTACACGTAATATTGTTGTTGGTAAACCATAACAACTAATCAATCCTTTTAATGCTCGAGAAGTACCCTTTGTTTTTAAGAAATATGGCATATTAACTAATATTCTATTCCAAACTTCTCGTGTAATATCTCTTTCAGACTCGGCTGATGTTTGTACTGCTACATTATCAGAACCAGATACTTCTATACCAAGTTGATGTTTTGGTAAACTAATTAAATTTTTACCATCGTAAACTTTCCAACCAAATCCTTTAGCTACTTCATGTACTAAATCTCTTGATAATCCTTCATCAACTTTATTAGTACGATGATTTATATCAGTTAAAGCTTTTGTATATAACCATATATCATCAAAATGATGTCCAATCATATCTACAAATCTAAAAAATTGTTCATTTCTATCATCATCTCTAACATGCAATGGTAAATTGTTTACCAACCTATCTAAATTTTGTCTATCATGTAAAGATGCACTATCATCGTTTCCAGCTTTCCAACTTAAATATTGACTTGATGTAGTTGGAGCTAAAACATATGGATTAAGTAAAGTTCCTGTACCACTTACTTTTGGCCAAGAAGTATCATGTAATTCTCCAAGTGAACTTGTTGTATAAGATGAAGATTGAAAATACATATACTTTTCAAATCCATCAAAACTATTTTTAACTTCACGTACACTTCTTTCTGCACTTCTTATATCAGATGTTGAACCACTTATAGGTATAAGTGAAGAACTTAAATTATTATAATGTTCTATACGTTTAATTTTATATTCAAAATTATCATATCTTTTTTGTATAGAACTAAATTTTACAAAGTTTTCGTAATTAGTATAATCGTGATTCAATTCTACACTCAAATCACTTTGACTAATAAATTTATCTTCTAACTCGCTAGCAACATCAGAATTACTTGATACAATATTTTGTCTATTTTTCCAATCAGTTCTTGTACTTTCAAATGGAAGTTCTGTAGACCAATAATCTGGTTGTCTCAATACTATACCATCTATTTTTTCATCAACAAAATCTATTAAATTAATAACTTTGGCAAGTGGTGGTAACATTTCTCTTGAAACCCACACAAAATCCTTTTCATTAACACTTTTGGGTAATGGTCTATATAATTTAAAAACTACAGAATTTGGCCAATTTTTAAAACTTAAATTATCACTTCTAAAATTTGTTACTAATGAAACTCTATCACTACCTAAATTTATAAGTGTTCTCAAATCTCTTTTTTCTTTTAATCTCCAATTAGATTGTGCTCTTTTAAATGGATATTCCCATTCTTTTCCATGGGCCCACTCACCATCTTCGGCTTCATTTGGAGCTGGTGTACCAGGATTACCCCACACGTGTTTAACAAATTGAGCTTCTTCTGCCCAACTCCTATCAACTTCTATAATTGTTGGTGATATAACATCAGTAATTTGTGCAACATATGGTTCATATGTTGGAATATATTTTACATCATCAACATAAATAATTTTATGTGTAGTACTAATATTCCCACTATTATCTCTTACACTAGCTTTAGCTACATAAGCACCTGGTCGTCTATATCGTTTACGTTCAGTAAAAGTTTCTGTATCATGATATATTTTATCTTCTAACTCAACATCCTTTTCTATAACATCAGAACCATCTCCAAAATCAAATTCATACTTTACAATTTGACCATCCACATCTTTAGCACTGATAATAAATGTCATTTCATTTTCTATATCAGAACTATTTTCTTCTTTACCATACGCGAACATAGTAATAGTAGCCGCTTCATTTGGAAATATTGTTACTTCACGTGAAGTTGTTTTAGTGTATGTATCTATACCATCACTATATAAAGTAGTTAATGTGACTTGATATGACCCAGGCGATTTATATATATGACTTGGTGGTATATCTTCACCTTCCGTTTCATCAAACTCACCATCACCCCATTCCCATAAATTCTTAACTGGAGTTGGTTCAGTTTTTACAGCAATTTTTGTTTGAAATGCGTCAACATCACCATCAATATATCGTAAAAACATATTTACTGTATAAATACCTGGCTGACTATAAATATGATTATATGGTTCTATATTACCTGGTTCACATAATTGTTCATCGTATGTACCATCACCCCATTGCCATAATACACTATCAGCTATATGTGGAATATACATACAAGACCCATCATCAACGGCCGCCCATGGAATCCAATTCATAGCTCTATCATCAACACACCCATTTAAATTTAATTCTGGTAATTCACTAACAAATGGTGGTGGTGGATATTGTGCAATAGAAAATGGTGAAATTGTTCTACTACTTGTTAACCAAGCTTGATAATCATTTAATTGGTCTTGTGAAATTTGTCCTAATGAAATAGCGGTAGTAAACCAATCATATAAAGGATGAGCTGGCTGAAATTCATTAGGTAACATTTGACCATAAGTACCACTATCTGGGTCACTATCGTATAATGGAATTAAATCTGGCCCATAAATTTCTGTCCACGTAATTATTTCTTCTTCAAATTGAGTTACTGTTGCATTAAATTCATTTATTTGTGCTAATAAATTTTGGTGTATCTCTATAACTGCTTGTACACCAATCCCATTTTCAGTAGCTATATCACCATAATTTATACCACCGGCTCCAGCGTAACCAGAGTCTTGTTGTTCCATTAATGTAAATAACCCTATACCACTACCATTTTGACCATATAAAAGACCATCAGATATACCTTGTATATCAAGGTCTTCTGGGTCAGGTGGCCCATAAGAACCAACTTGAAATACAAATGGTTTTATTGCAACTTGTGGTATTGGAGCAATTTTAAAATCACTAGCTACCCATTCATTATACGCATCTATGTCGGCCGGTGTTAATGAACCAAGATTTAATTCAGTTTGTATCCACCAATTTTCTAATGGAGTTTGAGCGGGCGAAATAGTTTGTCCATTACTAAATGTAAATTGAGTTAAACCTAATGCCGCAAAATAATCATCACCTATTGCTACTTCTCTAATATCATGAATGGGAACAAAAAATGCACCCAACCAATTAGGAGTCATAGTTGAGGCTGGTGGACTAAATTTTACATCAACCCTATCACCAGGTACTATATCATAAAAAGTTCCATCTTGACCTTGTAATGTATTTTCTTGTAAATTTATTGGTGATTCACCAGTACTTGTTATTTCATAAAAATCAACTTGATTATCAGTATATGTTTCTACAACTGGGTCTAATACAACTTCTTCTGTAGTTATATCTATTTCAAAATTTGTCGCTTGAATTCCATTAATCTCGTCTTGTACATTAGCCGAAAATCCCATATTATCAATAGTATCTACAAAATATTCTTCACCATTGTCAAGTCTAAACGTATCACCTATTTGAATATTATATGTTGCAGGCAAAGGTACATATGGTTCTGGTACACCAGCATTAAGTGCCGCTGTATTTGCAATTTGAAAAGAATTACCAACACCAACTAATGTAAATTCACCATCACTAAAACTAAGTGTTGATGGAACTTCTACTGTAGACGTACCATCATCACCAAAAAAATCTGACGCGGCTGATGTATAAGAAGTATCAAGTCTAATTAACCTTGTTTGATTCCTTTCAATAATAGTACCTCTGACCCACGTATCAGAGTCACCAGGAAATACACCTGCAGGTAAAGGTGGTGGGTCAATTGGTTCTGGTTCATATTCTACAACTTCTGGTAAATCTGCGGATACTGGTGGTTCTTCTGAATCTGGAACTGGATTACTTTCTACTGGAACATCATCGAATGTATCGTCTTGTGTTGGTGGTGGATTTGTATTTGTAAAGTCAAATGGGTCTTTTTGTATATTATAAGGCCAGTTTGGCCCAAAGTCTCCCTCGTCTTGTGGCTCAAGCATCCGTAATATTAATGTATCTTTTTTTCCACCCCATCTAATCATAATTAGTCTCCACTACCAATCATAGAAGTAACAAAATCATATTCATCTGGACCTGTACTTGATGGTTGATATTTGGGTACTGCTTTATTAATTGTGGGAATAACTTGTCTTTCATATGGAATTAAAGGCTCAGTAGGTTGTGGAATCTCATCTGAAATAGCCGAAGGTATATCTTTTGTAAGAATTAATCTTGGTTCTTCATAAACTCTTCGTTCAATATGTGTTATATAACCTCTATCGAAAATAAATTCACCACCAACAGATTTTTTTGTAAATTGTTTACTTCGTGGTAATCCTTGTAATCTAATTGTTTTACCACCAGGGCCATCTGGAAAAGTCATATCTACATTTAAATTTTTAGTACCCCAATGTTTTATTGTATGTCTTAAATTATTAAAAGATTCTTTAAATCTATCACTATCAATATTATTTGGTACTAACCTAATTTCTTTTCTATCTTCTGAAATTTTATGTATCCAAGCAGAATTATTTTTTATTAACAATTCTTTTCTACGTTCAACTTCTTCGCCCTTAACTCCACTATAAATTAAATTATCATCATCAATATACCAAGGTAAGTCGGCGTTGTCTGGATATAATCTTTTTGGACCAGTATAAACTTCGTTGTTGTGTGCATAAACTAATATAGTTTCATCAGTACCAAACTCTTCTCTTAAAAAATTATAACTAACTTGATATTTACCTCTCACATAACCTTTACTTCGTAAATCATTGCCTGGTTTTACTATTACATTATTACTTTCTATTGTATAATCTTTTGTAATAAAACTTTCAATTAAATTTTTTCCAGTAGCGTCATAAATGTGACATTCAATATAATCATGAACTCCACCTTGACCAGATAAAAATGGAGGCCAATCATAACCAGGCATACCTACTTGTCTATTGCCACCAACTTCTAAAAGTTGTTTATCTTTTGGTTTTAATCTATGAACTGCCATTTTAAGCTTCCAATAATATTATTTCCATACTGCCAAATCATTCAAAAATCGAAGGGGTCAGATGTTTGGCTGTATGTAGTACCAACATCTTCTGCAAAATCAAAGGGGTCGGCATGTCGTGTACTTACATTATATGTAAATGTTCCATTTCCAACATCTAATGTTACAGTTATACCTGCGTTACTCTGTAACTTAGTATTGAATTGTCCCATACCTTGATGAATATTATTCGTTTGAAGTCTAACTTGTACAACATCACCATCATTAACAGATAAAGATTGTGCTCCCCATTCACCATCATTTACTTTAAATTGTGTATTAACACCTGTTGAACCTTGTCTAACATTAGCTTGTACTTCTTGATTAATACCAGATATAGTTCGTGGTGCACTTTCAGCCCAATTTGGACGAGACCATACATCAAGTTCTTCTGACGGGAATGTAAATGGGTCTGGTGTTAAAATTGGATTTTCTGTAGCAACTGGTGTTGGTGTTGGAGCTGGTATTGTATATCCTCCAGTAATTGTTTGTTGTCCACCTATAGGATTACCAGGTGGAGCAATATTAAATACTGAATAATCTACACCAAACATAACAGGAACATCAACTTTACCATTATCATTAGCAACAATTTGTGTAACAAGTGTTTCTACAATTTCTCTTGTAGGTTCAAGTTTATAATGAGCTGCATTTACAGTTCCTTCTGGTAATGGTTGTGGTTGTATTTGAATATTAATTGAAAAATCATTACTCATTACACCATCAACTGACGCTCTAAAATTACCATTACCAAGTTCCACAACTTCTGCCGCGGATACTATATATAATCCAGTACTCGAATCTACTACATCTGAAAATACTAATTCAAGATTGGCATCTGTTCCACCAGTTATTTTAAAAATCTTTAAATCTACAGCTGTAGCTGGTACAGTAACTTCTGTTGTCCCAGTAGGAATTACAGTACTTTGTGTTTGTTGTTGAATATTATCATTTAAAGTATCTTGTTCCGAAATCATTCTTAATACTTTTGTATTATTTTTTCCACCCCATAATAACTTTGACATTTTCAATTTCTCCTTAGATATAATCCGCATCTGATTGTTCATTATATTTTTGGTCTTGTTCTTCAGCCCAATTTTGAGTAGCATCTACTTCATGAGTTTGTTCTTGAATTGGATTATTAAGCCAATTTATAGTTAAACTACCCCACGCGGTTAAATTACCAGGCGTAACTAACACTTGATTAATTGGATAACTTTGTGTTTCTCCCGTAGGTTCAATATATGTTGTAGTTGTTGTTCCACCAGTATCGGCTTGTAACATCCTTAATACTTTTGTATTCTTTTTTCCACCCCATATTAATTTATAATTTTTCATATTAACTCCTTAATATCCTATTTTATTTTGTGAGTTAAAAGACTTACCACCAGATTTTCGTACTGGAGCTGGTCTTGAACTATTACCCGTTACTCCTCTAACATCATCTACTCCAACCGCGTTTCTTCGGTTTTGAACCGCGGTATCTCTAGCTAAAGCACCTTCACTTTTTATTTCTTTATTAACTTCTTTTTCATATTCAACTCTTTGTTCTTCATTCTTAATATCACCAGGTCTTGCTAACATTGGTTCACCAACTAATTGATTAGCTAATAATCTAACTTGATGAACTGATTTAGCTACTTGGCCAGTAATTTGATATAAAGTTTCCATAACTGGTTTACCATCTTCTAATCTTTCTCTAATTTGTTGTAATTTATCTTCATCTAATCTATCCATCGTTGGAACAAAAAAATCATTATCCCTATGAGTACCAAGTAATGCTTCGGCGTTACGCATTCTTGTATTAGTAATTGCTGGCCCTTGTTTTATACTATCATATAATGCTGGGTTCAACGTTACAACATCTTTACTTTTAAACCCCATCATATAAACTAAATCCATATTTTGGATTGGATATTTTACATCATCTTGAAATAAACATAATGTTTTACTACCAGGTTTAGTTATTAATCTTCCATCCTTTATAGTTATAAATGGTTTATCATCTAACGTAAAATCTCTATCAATAACTTCTTCAAGAATTTCATTTTTCATTTCATGATTTCTATAAACCATGTTATTATAAACATATTGATGTGGTGCTTCTAATCCCATTCCAGTTCTAACATCTTCATATGATTGTAATTCACCATCAATTTCATATGGTTGTGCTGAACCTGTAATTTTAGCTTTTGTCAACGCCGAATCAAGTTTTAATTCATACTCTTTCTCATCTGCGTTAGCAAGTGATTTAAAATATTCATTATTATATAATTCTTTTGCTGTATATGGCACTATCTTATCACCCTAAATTCAAAATCATTATCTACAATTTGCACTACTTCACCAATTCCACTACCACTTACTATTTTATAATTAATCCTATAATTTCTTTCTGGTTGAAACCCTTGTAACCAAACATCAAAGAAATTTCCAGTTGAATCACAACCAATAATTGAACCACTACCAAAAGGAATAATCACATCTTCTGTATACGCATCTTTTATTTCAAAATACGAACTACCACTTGGTAAATATTTTGGTGTTACTTGATTTGTAGTGGTTGACGACCAAGTTTTTGCAGGAAATCTTTCTCTACCAACAACTCTAAATCTAACTTTAGAATCCTCTTGATACTCTGGTCTAAGTTCTTTCATATACACTTCTAAACTATGTAAGTCACTACCAGTTAATGGACTCAACGAACCAGTATTCCACGCAGTATCATTCCAAACTACCTCAAGTTTTGGTGGATATATAGTATGAGTTTCACGTGAAAAAAATCTAAAATGACCTAACTTAGTAGTACTACCTTCTGCTAAAGTAGAATCTGAATTACCAACGCTACCACTTCTTTTCAATATAAATCCGTCATTCGGATAAGAAGACCCACTACTAATCCAGTTGTTTACAATACCAGTTACATCCATTCTAACATCACTAGCTTCATTAGTAAATGATTGAGAAGCTTCTAAGGTATATGCACCAGAAGTTCCATTAAACCATGTTCCACCAGTATCATTAGTACCATCAACCCATTGGTCATTCGCTGTCGGGCCCGTTCTAAACCTCCAAGACGCACCATCGGTAATTGGTGGCCAATCAAGGTATCTTCCCTCTCCATTTTCCCAAGATTGACTAACGGGATATGCATATAACACATCACTTGAACCCAATTCTTGTGAATTAGCATCATACAAATTCAAATAGTATTCAGCATCAGATGGTATCAATCCACTATTAATTGACTCTGATATGTACGTTAAATCAAACTGAATTAAAGCTCTGGAAACATTTATTTGTGTACCAGAATCATTCATATCTTTACGTACTTCTAATATTTCATCAAGACCAGTATTCTGACTTGATGTTGCATTTCCTTCATATAAAGTTGTATCTTTTGTAGCAAATTCAAAATAATGCATTATATTACACTCCCTACTACTTGACCTTTTATATCACTATCTGGGTATTTTAATTCAAAAATACAAGGGTCTAATGATGGATATATTACACCATTTTTATAAGCCGCTCCCATATCATATATGTGACCAGAGTAACCATTTGAAGTTCTCCACTTGTTTATTATACGAACTGGTAATTGTACTGGGTCACCAGGGCCATCACCATCTAAATCAATTGAGAATGGTATTAATTGAGCTACTCCATCAACCAATGATATCTGATATGATATGTCTGCTACCATTATTGGTTGGTTAATTTCCCATCTATCAACATCAAAAAAGTCTTTAATCTTCTGAATACACTTTAACAATACTTCTTCTTTATTGTATCCAGATTTAGTCATAATTTTAAAATCAACACCTATATTAACAATCCACGCATCTTTTAAATTTATAGCATCAGTTACCATTCTATACTGACCAAGGTAATTTTTTAAGTTTTCCTTTACGGCTACATTAGTAGTAGCTAAATTTTTATTATTATCATAACCAAGTAAATACATATTTAATGCTAATGGATTGGGTATTCTTGTAGGAACTTTTGGAGCTCCAGTTTCTGGTGAGTCATCTTGTCCATATAGACTTTTATCAATACTCCAAATACCAGTACCATCATTTGCTTCCTTTTGGAATTGGAATTGAGCTCCTTCTAATTGTTCGTCAGGAACTATGTACGCTTTAGCTATAGCACCATATTTAGCAGGCATAGAATACGCTCTAATTATATAATCATATTTAGTAACAGTCCTTCCTTGAGCTTGAAAATGAGCTAATGCGTTTTGTTTTATCTCTACAACACTTTCTTTACCTTTACCACCACGTGCTGGATTTGGATTGATAACTCCAAGTGAATTTCTTGTTTGGGTTACAGTAGCACTATTAAGACCAGTAGAAGTTAAACTAATATTCTTTTCTTTTATTTCAAGAATAGAACCCTCGGCTACATTATGACCCACGCCGCCTCCATGAGCATATTTTATAGTTAATATTGTATTACTTGGAGCTAATCCATACGCTTTTGTTTTTAAAAAGTTAGCCGGGTCAAATGTTCTATCTAACATAGAAACACCTTCTGGTAAAGAAGAACCTACATTATCTGGATTTGGTATGATTTCCTCGTCGGCTCCCGATGAAATACCAGCTCCAAATCGTAATTCCATTCTACCATCGGTTCTTACATACTTTGTAAATCTCCTTGGTGTTTTAATTAATTTAATTAAATAAGGAACATCATCTGAATATTGTGATAACTCTGGGTCTGCACTATCTGCATTAGATACATCATCAAATACAATATCTTTTGCTAAAAAATCTACTTCATACCAATTATTACCATCATTATCGGTAACAGACATAATATCAGTAACATTGGGTTTAGCTAACGCAATTCTATCATATTTTTTAGCTGTACCAAAGGTAAATGTTTCAGTTGTTATATCACCACTATATACAGATGCAGTCTTTTTTAAAAGATATTTACTTGGGTCTGTACCAGAAGTTTCATATATAGTAGTTGAACGTGGTGCTACAGAACTTGAATTTGCAAAATCAATATCTTCTTGCATTCTAAATATAATACCACTTGTTGATTTCATTTGAGTACCATTTAATACTTTCATAGCGTATCTATAATCTGGTCTAATAGTATCACCACTACCTATAGCTGGAACAGTTTGAAATAAATCTACTTTTGTTGAAGATGGTGTAGCTAACTTTGGTTTATACCCCAATGATTGAGCTATTTCAAAAACATTTTCTATTTCTTCTGCATAAGATAACAAAGATTCTTTGAATCTATCATCAATATAATAAGACAATACATCCCCAACATAGGCTGCCATTTCAATAAACATCATACCTGGGTCTGACTCATTAAAATCATTAAATGTGTTAGGAAAGTATGTTTTAGAAAAATCTATTAAACTATCTTTAAAGTTTGAAAAATCTTTACTAAGATATTTTACTTCTTTTTTTTCTGATTTTGCCGGTGTAGCCATTTAAATCTCCTAAAAATTGGAAAAGAAAGTTAATTGTAAAGAATCAAATACGCCTGGTTCTATAGTAACACCAAACTCTAATGAAACATCAATTTGATTTGGATTCTGTTCATCTACGATAACATCAATTCTATTAACAACTACGTGTGGTAACCACATTTTTATAGCATCTTTAATAGCTTCTTCCACTTTCATTGTTGTATCACTTTGAATTGGGTCAAACAAAATAGAATATAAATCAGAACCAAACTCTGGCAAAAATGGTCGTTCACCTTTCATTGTCAATAATAAATTTTTTATATTATGTGACGTTTGTTCTAACGTTGTTTGTGTTTGTTGAAAAAATCCAGACGTAGACCTACCAAGTGGAAATGATAATCCAATCCAAGTATCTGGGTTTAAATCATTTTCTAATGCACCCATTTACTATTTTCCTTTTTTATTATCTATAGCTTTCATTACTTCACTATAATCTCTTGTTAAAGCATTTTGAACATGGTCAGGAACATCTTCAACATTAACACCCGCTTTTCTTATAGTATCAACTGCTCCCATTTCTCTTTTACCTTCGTCTGATTTACCATATCCCATTAATTCACCAACGCGATTACTATCAAATGTATCACCAGTCATAGTTGGATATTCTTCATAACCAGATTTATTTGATACAATTCCGCCTTTAGTTTCATTAAGAATTTTATTTATAGTCTCATTGTTTGAATAAGTGACTTCTTCTTTAATTTCACTATCATCTGGTGGAATAAATTCTTTTGATAAAGATTTTAAATCTACCGTTTCATCTTTAAAGTCCTCTTTAATAAATATCTCTTTTAATTGTTTTGGTAGTTCTTCTTTAACTTTCTTTTCTACTATTTTTTCAATAATGTTTATAAATCGTTTTTTATTCATAACAATCTCCTATTAACCTTTAACTCCAGCTACACCCGTTGGAACTTGTAATACAAATCCACGAGCTTCAGCTTCTTTATTACTTCTTTTAGCGGTGGCTATTAATTGACTGCCTGGAGCCCTTCCACCATATTTCTCATCAGCCTCTGCTCTCATTTCTTCATTAGTCATATCTGTAAATGTCCATGTTTGATTTTCTCTCATTTTTCGTTGAGTTTTATCATCAGTATAAATCCAAGCGGTAAAACTTTCAGGGCCAGTTTTAACAACATCACCATCATTTAAAAATTTTCCAGCTTTTACATTCTTTCCATTTACAGTTACAATACCTGATGTTTTCATTATAATAGCTTTGGCCATAACTATCCTCTTACTCCTGCTGTTGCTGTTAAATTTTCTACTTCTTGTGTATCCAAATCTGCTATATCTGTAATTTCTTCCCACACAACATTATCCCACATCGCCTCTAAATCCAAATCTTGTTCTATTACACATTCAAAATCATTATTACCTGTAAGTTTAGTTGGTGTACATGATACATCACCATCTTCTTCTATAATAGATAAACTCTTTCCACTAATAATTATCATGTCACCTTGAATTCCAATAATATCTTCACCTTCATATACTTCTTGACCCATTTTAGCTACCTCGCCCATTATAAGTGGATTTCCTTTAATATCAATAACACTTCCTAATTTTAATTTTTCGCCCATAATTATCCTCTAACTCCAGACGCGGCTGTTATATTTTCTACTATTCTTTCAATAATATTAATAAATTGTTTCTTCTTCATTATTAACTCCTTTTTTTAATCTAAAACCTTAACCCAATTCATAATTAATACCCATATTAAATGCATTTTTTAGCTCTGAATTATATTCATCATAATCGGTATGTGCCGATACATCATATCCCCCATCATACATACCACTTTGTACCCATTCCCGACCCGCAAATGCAGCTGCTCTTTCTTCTTCTGTCATAGATTGAATTATTGTATACCAATCATCTTCAACAGCTTGTTGTAATGCCAACTCTGCCATTTCTTCTTCATACCCTTCGGCATCAACAATATCTGGTATCTCATTCCAGACCATATTATCAAACATAGCATCTATATCTTCATCCACCACTATATCACAAGTAAAATTACCTTTACATACTATTTTTGTTGGTGTACATAATACATCACCTGTTACATCTAAAGTCCACATCTTTTTACCAGCTATAATTAACTCGTCATTATCAGTTCCACTTAATAAATCCAACTCATAAATATATTGACCCAGTTTGATTAATTCATCATTAACACGTGGATATCCTTTCATATCAGTAACCTTCCCCGTTGGAATTCTTGTATCTATTTCTACTGCCATAATTATCCTCTAACTCCAGACGCGGCTGTTATATTTTCTACTTCATATTGTAAAGTAGTTACATTTCCAATCTCTTTGAAAACAGTTTCTTTCCACATTTCATCTAACTCTGGTAGTTGAATTGTCCAATCTTCATCTACAGAATATCCACCATCTGCTCCATCAAATACCCCATGACCAACATCCCCAATTGATGATAGTGGAACAATTGGCCAAGGAATTAATGTAGCTCCAACATATCCAGGAACTGGAGTAACACCTGTAGCCGATGGTGTCAATACGGTATCACTTGTTGTAGTACCAGGCATAAATACTAATAGTGGTATTATATGTTCACCTTGTACCAAACAAGTTACTATATAACTATGAATAGAATCTACAAATCCATATGATTCGTAAGAACAAATTTGGTCTATAGTTCCAGTTACCCCAACTTCAGGCCCGAAATGTCTACCATATAATGTTAAATTATTAATTAAAGTTTCTTTTGGTGTTTCTCGTTCAACTACTTTACCCTTACCAATACCCATTGTAGTCATAGACATTGGAATACCTTCGCTCGTTGTTTTACCAGTTGTTACAATAGGGCCAACACTTGGTATATTTTTATCAATTCTTATATCTGGTGTATCTGTAAGCATAATTACATCACCACTTTCTACAAAATTATCTATTGCAGTCGCCGTCAATTCGGCTACTTTTCTAATATTTTCTTCATGTGAAAGAGAATCATCTGGTTTCAACTTATAAACCTCAAATAATTCTTCTTTTAACTGAATTCGAGCTAAACTACCAGCATCTGCTTCCCAATTTAACTCAATAGCCCCTGCTTCAATCAAAGAACCTTCAACAACTCCTGGTATTAACTTAAAATAAATATAATCACCCATTGGAATCTTTTCTTCTATTATATACATCCCAGTAGAACTATCTTTTTTTATTTCAACTTTAGTAGCAAGTGGAATTCTTTCAAGTTCTAATTCTGTTCCACTATTATCATTAACTTGTAAATAAATACCAGTTATATTTCCCATTGTTCGGTCAGGTTCTGACGGAGCATCTACTTCAATATTCAAAATTTCGGGATTCTCAGCATCATAGTCATTAAACTTTTTTATAGCAGAGTTCCACTCCACCAGACTAGCATCCATTGCCGCTTCCAGTTTAGCTTGATTATCTACTATATCAGTTTTACCATTCTCCCATTTCTTTACTGCAGAGTCATATTCTTTTTCCTTAGTGTTCATATCATCATAATATCCATCCCACGTTGGTTTATCAAACTCTGGATTATCAAGAGTTATTGGTTCTGGTTGTTCAACTGGAGGCGGTAAATTTGTTTCTATAAAGTATTCTCCTTGATTTTTTATCTCTCCAAAATTTTGTTTTATTATTCCATACTTAGAAGTAATACCAGGTAAAAATACTAAATGTAATAAAGTTCCTTCAAACTTACCTCTATCAGAATCGGTTACCACAGGACCTGGTGCCATTGTAAATGCTCCATAAGTGTCTGGAACACCAGGATTTAATTGAGTATCTGGTGCAGTAGTATCACCAACTATCTCTACTTTTTCAATATAATCTTGTATATATCTTGACATAGCATCGGCAAGTTTCATTAACCACTCATCCATACTTTCTGTTTCAACTTGTTTTAAAGGCCCGTCTATTTGTCCAGATATTTGTAAATGAAAATCTTTTACTTTATTGTAAAACTCTTCTGTATTTAATTTTGGTATTTTTTCTGTTAAAGGCATTATTATTGTGTCTTATTTCTTACACTTAAAAACCCAAATGTATTTGTTTCAAGGTCTTGTTTAAATTTTTTTAGTATTTCTTGGTTAGGTTTTGCTATAATACCAGGTGTACCAGGATATTTTAATGCCATAATAATATCAGTTAATTCTTTTAAAGCATCTACAAGAGCATCACCCTTAACAACTGGTTCCAATTCACCTTTTTGGTCATCTTTAGGAGAAGTTCCAAGATAAAGTTTAGAATCTCCAGTATCTATTACAACATCCTTTTCACCTCTAATATGAACTTGTCCTTCTGTGTGCATACCAATAAGACCTGGAGAATTTAAACTAATAGCACGTTCCGCGTCAACAACAAACGCCGTATTGGTAGCAAAATAAGTACTCAAGTTAGTATAACTATATAATCCACCTTGTTTAGTATTAAAAACAATCTTATCTGAATTTAATATTATTTGTTTACCATCAAACGTTGGTGGATATTCTAAATGAGCATGATGTACACGTGCACCCATAGTGTTAGTAACAGGATTTAGTGGTACAGTTTCATTAGTAGTTAAGTATATTGATGATGCATCAGCATTTATATCTTCTACTACATACGCATCCAATCCATGTCCTAATTCAAAAAACTTTTCTTCAAACGTTTCTATATTAGGACTATCTTCTTCATCAAATTGTCCATCCATTCCAGCTTCTGAACTATAATAATCTGTTAATTGACCAGCTCTAATTTTAATACTTGGAGATGGCCCATATTCATTTTCTGGTAAACCAGTTGTACCTAAATCATCATCATCTGATATATTACTACCAAGTCTTATAGTATTACCAAACCTACCTTGTATAGTAATATCACCTTCATATGGTTTTAATTGTCTAATTAACCTATTTCTTGTAAAGAACTCTCCAATAGTAAATGTATCTTCTTTTTCTTCTCTTGGTGGTTCTTCTCCCGCGTCCATCAACGCATACATTTTAGAAAAAATTCCTGGGTCTGGTTTATCAATCACATCACTCAATCCAGGCACAGAATTTGTATTGATATGTGAAATAAAATTTAAAGTTTGTGTATAAAATTTCATACCAATATAATTTACGCAAACAACATATTCACCTTTTAACGGATATTGTCTTATATTTGATTCTAATGGATAATACCAACTACACGAACTCTCTTCAAGACCATTTTGACTTTTTATCAATCTAATCTTGGCCATTCCTATATCTTTAAATTCAGTTTCTTGTCCACTTATTGATGCCGAAGATAGAACTGGTTTTTTTTCTTTTAAATCGTTGTAAGTTAAAAGAGTATCTAATACTTCTCCAACTTCTAATTCATAAAATTCATCCTCAGATTTTAAATTTTTTATTAAATTAGAAACAGAACCAAAACTTGTTAATCCGCCAAGTAATGTTGGTAAACTTTTTTTCTTTTCTCGGTTGTGATATGCCATATTAATCTAAAATTCCTATTTGTTTTTGTATTTCATCTGATTCTTTTTGTATTTCATCAACAGTATCATGCAAACCACTCATAAGTTGTTCTTTTTCTTTTTCAGATAAACCAAATTCATTTTCACTACCAGCTTTAGTCTCTGCCGCTATTAATCTTTGAATAACTGCCGCTAATTTTACAAGCTGGTCATCATTTTTAACATTTATTTCCAAATATTCTTTAATCATTGGAACTATTTGTAGTGCAGTATCACCATCTTTGATAAATTGTACTATTTCTCGTGTTAATACATCAAGCTGCTTACGATTTGTCTCTGTATTCTTGTAAATATCTTCAAATAAATCTGAAAGAGTTTTTCCCTCAAATATTTCATAATCTTTGGACATGATTTTTTCCTATTTTATTTTTAATGATTTATAGTGTTATAACCCAATAATAAATATCTTTTTCTTGAAAATTGATTAATATATATGATATTTATTAATAACAAAACTAACCAACAAAGGATGAACTCGTGGATAACACATTAATAGAGAACCTTATCGGTGAGTATGGTTGGTTATTTCTTACGGGTATTATAGCCCTTCTATTTCAAAGTACTATACAAGAAGCCGTTGATGGTTTAATGATATTTTTAGGAAACGACTACAACGAAGATGATGTCGTTGAAGTTGATGGCTCACCAGGCCGTATAGTAAGAGTCAGTATGTGGAAAACTGTATTTTTTATCTATCATATTGTAGATGGTAAAATAGTCGGTGGTTCTAAATTAGTAGTAGCTAATTCTAAATTAAAAGATTTGAAAATAGAAAAACCACTACCTAACTTAGATTTATCAAAATACAGCAACCATGATTAATACATATATATAGCATGATTAAATCCAATATATATAATAGTTATTTATAAGGTATTCTATAACAACTTGTCGAAAGGAGAGACATTATGAAAGAGATTATGGCAACCGTAAACGAATGGATAACAGGTCTAACTACAACTTTACTAAACTTTATTGCTGTTGGAGCAATTGTTGAAGTACTGTTTGGGTCTGGAGTGTTCGGTGTTAGTGTGATAGGAAACTTGACCGCTATCATTAATGGTTTTGGTAACAGCGGATTCGCTGGATTACTAGCCTTACTATTTTTAGTAGGACTATATAAGAAGTAGTCACACAAAAAAAGGGGAACTATGTTCCCCTTTTTACTTTGTGGCGTGTTATATTATAATTAAAAACTAAAGTTATATGGTTCACCACTATTAAAATGCATATCTGAATTTATCATTGACCCAGTATAATCAACATTTATTTGACCAAAATTATTATATTCATATGCAAGTCGTTTATGATACTTTTTTAAAGTATTAACAACTCGTGTAATATGTTGTGTATTAGAACCAGTCATTTCTCTAATTAAAATATAAAGAGCTTTCTTATTAAAGTTTTCAATAAACATTCTCCTTCTAAATAATTCTAAAATAGCATCAACAATCATTATATCGCGATGTCGTTTAAAAACTTTATTTAAATTTATATCCCAGAATCTTAAAGTTTCCTCTAAAAATAGTGAAGTTTCATCTACGAAATCATCCATTTGTACTTTTTTATCAGCTCCAGTTTTACCACCATAATCTAATACAGACATATCTGATTTTTGTTTATATGATTTATAATTTTTATTGTTGTGTAAAATTAAATAATTTTTAGCTACAATACTAAAGTAAGAAAAAGCTTTTCCCTTACCTTCTTTAAACTTATGCATATTCATAACTAAAAAAGATACTACTTCATGTTTTACATCTTCACTTGATACATCAAAATAATAAAATTTAAATGTATGAATTATATTTTCACATAATTTATCAAATGCTTTAGCAATATGTTCATTATAAATTTTATTTCTTAACCGCGGGTCTTCCGATTTATTATATCTAATTATAGCATTTTCTGTTATTTGTGTAAAGTAATAACGACTACTTCCTTTTTTTAATTTTCTACCCATTAATGTTTTCTCCATTTACATAATCATTTAAATTTTCAATTGTTAATTTTATTCCTTCAAAAACTGAACCAATTTCATCATCAGATTCAAAATGTCCAGTAGAATCTATCTTTTGTAATTCAATATATGTATTCTGAACCATATCTGATGTTTCTTCCATCCAAGTTTCAAGTAATTCTGTCTTCTTTAGTAAATTCCAATTTATGTACAAAGAAGATAACAATAAAATACTACATGCTCCAAGAGCTATTTCAAAAACCATTATTTTTCTCCAAATAATTCATTAAACAAATCTTCGTGTTTTTTAGAAAGACCATTTTCTTTTACTGATTCTTCCATTTTACCATTTACGGCTTGTTTAATATTGTTAACAGATTTATTTACAACCTTTTCTTGTTCTTGTTCAGTTCTTTTCCATTGGTCACCTTCAATGAATGTAGCCATAGTATCGGCTGCATGACAAATACGAGAAATATTAGAACGTAACGAGAATTCTGGTTGATATGTAACCAAATAACCCTTATTTGCTTCTTCATACATACCATCAGTTAATCTTAAACCAAGATATTCTGTTTGATTCATTGGTATATTAAAGTGCTGTAATAACCAAATAGCTCTATCAGTAACAGTCATGTATTGTAACTTGGGATTATGAACAAAAATCTTACCTTGATTCTTACGATGCCACTCAGACTCATTTAGAATATAATAATCGTGGTCTAAATCACCAACTTTACCTAAATCATGGTGTAGAGTTGCAAAGATTAATTCTTCATCGGTAAAATCTATGGTAGCACCATTCTTCTCCCATAATTCTTTTAACTCTAATGCAAATTTAGTTACGTGTAATACGTGTTCTACATAACCACCTACCATAGCGTTGTGATAGTGTTCTTTACCACTAGCTGGTGCCATACACATTCTATCTTCAAAGTAATCATACATCTTGTTTAGATTTACAAGACGTTCGCCGTCAAATGTATCACTAATTATTTGACGTAAATTATTCCAATTAGATTGGATTTGTTCTGGATTTAGTTGTTTCATATTTCTAATCCTGGTTTATGTTTTACGACATAAAAGTTTCCACCATCACAATGTGGTACTCTTCCACCTTCTGAAACCCCATGTAAATGTTCATGGTTTCCAAACGGACACTCCACTACTAATTGTCTACCTTCGATTCTTGTTCCCCAAGCTATTGGGTCGTTGTTTTGATTTTTGTTTTGATTTTTCATTATAACCTCTTATTAATAAATATCTTTTAATATTCCTAAATTCCAATTTATTTTAACTATTCGATACTAATTTTATCCTATCTGTATCTGGCCAATTCATTGGATAAATTTGTACATTTTCATACTTGTATGGTTGTACGTGTTTAGATTCTAATATATCTACTACATTTACCCATTTTGAATTCATAGTATCTCTAACATTATACACACCATCTTTATCCTTTGTTCCTTTAATTAAAATAAAATCTCCATAGTCAAATGGGCCACCCCATCGTTTCAATAAATTCCTCGAAAGAGCTACAAACTTGTATTCTGACGCTTTACTAATACGTATCCTTGTTCCATCTGCCGTTATATCTGGTGATTTATCTGTTTGTGGATAAACTGGTTGATACATAGTGACAACAACTTCTACACCATGTTCATAGAAATATTTTAACTCGTCATGTAAGTATTCATTTTCATCCTTTAAGATATCAATATAACCTTTATATGTTTCTCTATTCTTCTTCATTATGTTAACAGAGAAAAATCCTTGTATTAGAGTCACTACTATTAGTGACGCTATCCACTTATGTGTATTCACAATATACTCCTTTCATATTTGTGGAGCCGGGGAGATTCGAACTCCCGTCCAGTCTGTTTTTTTCAATGAGTCATTCACAACTTAGTTAGGTTACTACCCTCCGAGAAGTTACCTACAAACCACCGACTATTTTATTGGATAGTTCCGTACATCTTTATACTCATATGTAAGAGTTGGTGTTCAACTTATTTTATGCTCGGGTGTTAAACAACCCAAGGACTTACGCGTAAGCGTATGTCGGTTGATAATCCGAAACAGGTTCGTCAACATAGTTGTCAAACATCCGTTCAGAATTGGCGAATTGCCAATCAATTACCAACCCGTCTAGCGATTTATCGCCAATTAGGTTTGTGAGTCTTTTTTAGCGAGTCTTACTCAAACTCCGTTGCACTCAATTGTCAAATAACACCTGTCGAAACCTTTCGGCCCCATATTATCTTCCACGACTAGCAAGAAGTGCACCAACATTAACACGAGCACCTTTTTTCCGTTTTATTCTCTTTGTTGGTTTTGGTAAAGAAACTCCACCAGCACTCAAATCAGAAGTTTTGGAAGTTTTTGTTTTTTTAATAATTTTTTGTAATTCTTTTTCTTCTTGTCTTTTGGCAAATTCAATATCTTGTTCAAAATCATCTATTTCTGATGGGCGTTCAGTAAGTTGTTGAATATCTTCGGCGTCTCTTCTTTCATTTTCTGTAATAATCTCATATGCTACTTGTAAGTCTGATATATCACTATTTTCTAACGCACGATGAACGTATTTCATTATCGCTTCTACATTTTTCATTAACGTCTTCTCCTACGTTTTTTCGTTGTCTTAGGTTTACCAACTTCTTTTTCTAATCTCTCTACTTCAACAGCAATTTCTTTAACTACTTCCATACCCTTATCTGTAGTCAATAATTTAGCAGAAACTTCTTTTAAATCCTTCAATTTTTCTTCCTTGTCAACCAATTCATTTTCTGGTGTTTCTATAATAGTATCTAAATCAACAAGTCCTTTTTCTACTGTATAATTAATTGTATTTTTATTATAATCACTTACCATTTCAACTACTTCTGGGTCTTTAACTATATTTTCGACTACAGGTGGAAGTGGTTTTCTTGGAGTTTCTATTACTTCTTCTGCAGTTTGAATTAATTCTTCAGCTTCTTCCATTTGTTCTTCATGTACCTGTTTTAAAAGATGTAACGCTACCCTAGCATCATCTACCGAAGCTTCAAATATAGCAGTATGTATTTTTTCCAATATTAATTGATTTACTTCCATATAAATTCTCCCAACTATAAATATCAGTTCTTTAATAAATGTGGACTAGCTTCTATTTGTCCAGCTCTTGACACTTCCACAAATTCTACTTTAGAATGATACTCACTAATATTGCTAGCACCGACATAGCTACATGAACTATTGATGCCATCTCGAATATCATGTAAGATTCTTTTGACTTTCCCTTTGTATGGAATAATTTTGTGATTTCCTTCGACATTTTTATCGTTTCCTTTGAAATCCCTTGACGCGGAACCCCTATACTTTTTAAATAATTGTTCGTTTGGCCATTCACCTACTTTTTCAATTTCGCCTGGACTTTCTTTCGTACCAGATAAAAGGGAGCCCAACATAATCGTATCAGCCCCGCAACCAAGTCCTTTACAGACATCACCAATAGTACGAACACCACCATCAGCAATAACGGGAGTATTATAATTATCAGCAACGGCGACAGCATCAAGGAGAGCACTAACTTGAGGCACACCCACGCCTGTTCTAATTCTTGTTTCACATAATGAACCATTTCCCACTCCAATTCTAACCGAGTCCGCTCCTTGTTCACATAAAAATCGTACTCCTTCTGCCGTGGCCACTGACCCCGCGACGACTTCAACATTATTTTCTCCTTTAAGTTTACTTATAGCGTTACTCATTAATTTATGATGACCATGTGCTATATCAATAAATAGTACATTACATCCATTATTTACTAATTCTTTTGCGCGTTCTAAATAATCACCTTTAACTCCAACAGCCGCACACAATGGTCGTTTAGACCAAATTTTTTCATCATGAATCATAGAATCTGCGAAATAAAATCTTTCTTTTAAATCTTTCCAATCTGATTTAGTAGGTGGACTATTCCAATGTCTTATACTACTATCCCATTCTTTCCATTCCTTTTCAATAGTTCTTTCTTCACCATCTGTAATGCCTGGTACTCCATCAAAATATCTATCCCATTCATAATGTAATGATTTCATCATACGAGCGTGTTTCTCAATACTCTGAAATCTATGTATAACACCAACTCCACCCCAATCCATCATTTCTTTTGCCATATCTAATTCAGTTACGGTATCCATTGGTGAAGCAACTATTGGAATGGTTAATATAGTATTCTTGGTAAACCTTGTAGTCAAATCTACATCATCACGAGATTCTAATTCAGAATACTTAGGAACTATATTTACATCATCATATGTTAATGTTTTTCTCATATATCTTTTTACGCTTCTCCTTGTGTAGTGTCATACATTATTGTTTCATAATATTTTTTTTCTGCTACTTCTACTATTTCGTCAAAATCTTTACCCGTTAAAATCAATTTCAGACCTTCTAATGATTGTATATTGTAATGTGTTAAAATCATATCTATTATAACTGAATCTATTGGTGAACTAATTTTCTTATTCCACGGGCCTGGCCTTTTTTTACTTAAATCAAGTGGTTCATCCATTATATTTTTTATCCATTTTGTTTTTATACCATTCTTTATTAGGTTTATCATCAGTAGTATTCCACATTGACTTTTTAATTAACTCATCAATTGGTTTATTCTCTTCACCAAATCTTCCATCACTTTCCCATAATACATATAATGTAGTATCGAGAGCATCTGCAATACTTTTTAATAACATATAATCTTGTGTAAGATTTAAATCACCATACCACACTTTACCATAATCAAGTATCATTACATTTGCATTCCATACAATCAAATCCTCAGGATGTTCTTCTTGATATCCCCATTTAGTACCAGATAACATTCTGGCCATATAAAGACCATGAGACTCAAAATATTGCTGTATTCCTTCTACAATCATATCTGGTTTAAAGTCACTCGGATATTCACCAGTTAATTTTATTGTTTTATCAATCATGTTATCGGGCCTCCTATATAAATTTCCCAATCACCACTATCTATAAGTGGTTTAGCTTTTTTGTATTTAATTTCTTTATAATCCTTACCATCTGTAATACCAACGATTTCGTTTCTTCCCCACTTCTTTGATACTCTACGTGGTTTTCGTTTTTGTTCTCTATCCATAATGGTTAGTCCATTCAAATGGTCTATCTCGTGTTGGACACATACAGCCTCTAACAATCTTAGTTCTTGGTCTTCGTCTTTTCCTTTTTGTTCCCAACTACCTTTTACATCTTGAATAGTTTCTACTCCACTAAAATACCAACCAGCTTCTTCTTGTTCGCTTTGTATTATTACATTTCTGTATCGTTTTGTGTGAACGCCTTTCTTTGGAAATGATAAACAACCTTCATAATAACCTATTTCATCCCATTGTTTTGTAATAACGGGATTGATTAAGATAAGGGGCTCCCTAACATTAACCACAGCAACAGCGGCGTCAATACCCACTTGGTTAGCCGCAAGACCAATACCATCCTTCCGTTCTGCGAGAATGTTGAGTAAATCTTTTGCAATAGATAATCCTTCATCTACTGATACCTTTCTTAGTTTTTTATTTATAACTGGATTATTTTCTTTAAAACAATCTATTACTTTATGCATAAGTTTCCATTTTTACTTCATCAATGTATTCTAATTCAATTGGTGGTGGTGGTACATCATAACAAACACATCCATTTAACTGTAATACCAACACACAAATTATTAAAAATAATATAACACCTAAAACCTTACAGCTTGTTTCTTCAAACGTTGTCATTAAGGAAACCTAAACCAATCACCATCAGCTACATGATACGCTATATATAGTAATATAACTATAACCATAAATTCAAACATTACTTCTCCTTTTGTTCTTTGAGAGAGCCAACTGCCCAACTCATATGTTCACAATACAACTTAGCATCTTCCTCATCTCTTGCCCAAAACTTATATCCTTCAGTAGAATCCCATTGTTTATAGTTATGAGCTATATGAAGAGGAATATCTTTTCTTTTTTTCTTAGCCATTTTAATCGGCTCCTTTTACAAATTTACAATCACATTCATCTACCCAACATGGTGAATCATCTTCCCAACGTCTTTGATGAGTTGCTTGCCAATCAAGACCAAACACCCTTAAATGATACATCCGCTTTTTATGCGTTTCAATCATTTCTTTTTGTCTTTTAGTTAATTTATCAACACCCATCAATTATTATTGTGTTCTGGTCTTTATGATAAAGTCTATCTATTTCTGTTTTACCATAACCACGTTTTTTCAAAACTGTAGCTCTTGTCATATATGTCATTGGAACGTCTGATAAGTTAGGTGGTCTACCAAACTCATCTACAAATAACATTTCCGATAACCATTTCTTTTTAGACATAACTATCCTTTATTTATTGTTAAAATTTTATTTACTAATCAAGTGTTTTAACATTCTTAGCAACAGCACCTTTTGTACTTTCTCCAATTTCAAATGTAATTTTTTGACCTTCTTCTAAAGTCTTAAAACTATCACTTTGAATTTCGGAAAAATGTACAAAATAATCTTTATCGTCTGATATATTAGATATGAAACCATATCCTTTTTTACTATCAAACCATTTTACTTTACCTTCGTTCATTATATTATCCTTTATCTATTTTATGATTTAAAAAATCTTTTTGTTTCTTTACAGCCTTTTTCAAAGCCGCTTTCTTTTCTTTGTTTCGGGCTAAAAGAATTTGTTCTCTTGTCCGACGCTTAGTTTTCTTTGGTGGTCTAACCTTTGTAGGTTTTAACTTGCCCTTCAGTTTAGGTTGTTCTTTACCCTTGTGAAATACATTACCATCTTTATCAACAAACTCGTTCATCCAATGCCATCCCGCGGGACGACCAGTTGGTTTATATGATTTAGGTTCTTCTGGGAAATCACAAGTAGCTAAAACACATATAGAACAAGTTACTGATACGGCTTCATCACCGACACCTCTAACTTCTCTACCACATTTATGACAACACATATAAAGTATACCATCTACTCTATAAGAATTTGATTTATTTATTGCAGATTTCATAACCTTCCTTTTTTTATTTAAGCTTCTCCAACAATATCTCCACTAGCTCTTTGGGCTCTATATAACTCATGGTCATTTTTATGTACCTTTTTTAGCATCTCGTGGATTTGTCTGAAGTCATCTTCATGAGCCATTTCAAATTCAATAATATCATCTATTAAATAGCCAATTATATCTGTAGCCTTTTCCAAGTCTTCCTTATTAATAGAATCTTCAACTTGTTCTAATAGATTTACTAACTTTGTTATGTTCATTTATTACTCCTTGAGTGCCGGGTGAGATTCGAACTCACGTACAATGGATTTGCAATCCACCCCATTAGACCACTCTGGCACCGACACGGCCCCTCTGTCGATGCGAAAACTTTTTATTTTGTATTTCATTGATGTGTTTACAAAACTTTCTACCCCAACGATGTCTGAATGTAAAAGCTTTACATTCACAAGACCATTCAACTCGATTCGAGTCAAACCTAATATCATATGGTTTACCATCTATCGTGTAATGATAAATATCATAGTCATCTACTAAAACACCATCAAATTTTTCGATTAAATAGTTAATCAATTCTTTATTTTTCATTTAAAAATCCCCGTCAGCTACTTGAAACACATTAAGTCCAAGAGACCGCCACATTTTAACAACCTTATCCCTGTCATCAACAACAAGAAATACATCATTGATATCAACGTGTTTATCTAACATATCTTTTTTAAGAATATCATCTGGTGTAAAATGATTGGTTTTAGAATCTCTCATAACTAATTTTTTAAATGGAATTCTATTGTGAGTCAACCAAGACAACGTTGCTGTTGCTGTTTTATCTGACCTACCAGAAAAAATGATGATAGTGAAACCATCATCGGCTAACAATTGAGCCAACTTAACAACGGATGGATTAGGTACATCCAACCTAATATTAGACGGGTCAAAAAACTTATCCCAATCCAACTTACCATTTGATTTAGTAGAAACATCCCGTCTCTTATCAATAAGAGCGAGTGTACCATCAAGGTCAAAAATGACCTTATTCTTTTTAAAATTGTGACCTGATTTAATCATAACCTAATATACAAATAATGCAAACAAAAGTCAAGAGCTTTTTTTAATTATTTTTAGTGGGCGGGTAAGTTTTGACACTCACGACCTATAGCCTCCCGCCCCATTATCCTTACTTAAAAGGTATAACTTACTCGTACTGAAACGTCTCCATCTGCGGATAACTCTGAACGAATGTTAGAATTACCGTAGTGATAACCAACACCATACATGGTTTTGGTGTCATCACCCATAGATGAATATCCTACAAGAGCAGTGATACCTTTAGTAAAAGACGGCGAGATTACAGCTCTATACCATAAATCCCCACTCGTTTCTTCACTAAGGTCATACTCAAAATAAGATGCGATTGAACCAAGTGATTCATATGAAAATGTTCCACTTGCATCCAATAGACGTGCTTCATCACTATTGATAGAAACCCCAGCAGTGTGACCAAGTAATTCGTAAGATGTTCTTACAGAATATGACTGGTCATTGCCGTAAAATCCAGCAATACCTACACCCGCGTATTCGGTAGATGCTCCAAGTCCAACGGCATAAGCCTGAGAACTTGGTTCACTAACGAATGGATTTCCTGAAGGTCTATGCCAATGATTGGAAAGACCAAAAGGAACTCTTTGTTGTCCAAGTGTAACGGAAGTAACTTTAGCATCTACATTGTAATATGCTTCTTCTACGTTCACGCCACCCTCTGACAATTGCGATGTAAGTTTCCATCCTTCTCCACTATAAGAAATTCCTGTATATGGTGTGGTAAAAGATACTGTATCACCTATAGTAATATCAGTACTAAACTCACCACTCCAAGAATTTACCGATTCAACGGCTTCTTCTTGTACTTCTTCTTGTGCGAAAATAATTCCGCCGAAAAAGACAATAGTAGATAGGATTGTTTTTAGTGTATTCATCGCGTCACTCCTATTTGTTATGTTGGATTCATTTATAATAGGTTGAACCCTTTGACCTATTGTGAGATATATTACAGAATATGTAATGGTCTGATATCTCCTTTCATTGTGGAGCTGACAGGACTCGAACCTGCGACTTCCTCCGTGCAAGGGAGGCACTCTCCCAACTGAGTTACAGCCCCAGCTCTCGAACTGTAACTACGTTTTTTCCAATTCTTTTAAATCTTCCAATGTTGGTTGTACATATAAATAATACGCTTCTTCCTTTTGAGAATTATCATATATCTCTTCTTGGTCAACCAACTTATTTAATTCTCCTACATCTTGGTCATACATATGATTGTTAAACCATTCTTCTAAATCTTCTTTTGTAAAATTTTCACCAAGTTCTTCTACTATCATAGGATACTCATCAGTATCAAATTCTATTTGGTCTCTAAATATATATTGTGTAATTGTTTTTAATCTACCTATCCGATATTTCATGTTAACCTTTATTTTAAAAGTACGGCCACCAATTATAAAGAAGGTTCAAGTTATAAGATAACAAACTTGATGACCGTACTCATTTCTTTTGTGGTGAAATTCTTGCTTGTTTACTTTCCATATTAATATCTGTATTATCATCTATTGGTATACTCATATTATGTAACGCTTCCATTGATGGATTTTCTTCCTCAATATTAAATATCTCCTTAGCTTTGGAAACCAATGGTTTTTTTTCACCATATATTTTCCACCATTTTCGCTTATTTTTATTTTTTATCGCAGCGGGTTGGTTACCATTTTTTTCTTTAGCTTCTAACGCTACATTATATCCTATAACTAACACAACAGCTAATGGGTCAAACACAAAGATAAGAATAAAGATAAAGAACTTAACTACTGTATCTACATCAGTTCCAAATGTTCTGGCTAAATAAATGGCTGGCCCCACATCAACTCCAGTTTCTATCAACGCTGTTTTTAAATCACCAATCTCTGCCTTAACTTCTAATATTTCATCATTTACTTTTAATACCTTTGGATTATAATCTGAACGAAGTTGCCTTTTCGCAGTAATATAATTGTCAGGCAATTCTTCAATAGCAAATTCTAATTCATCTTTAAGATATTGTTTATCTTCTTGTAACTGACTTAATCTATCTTCTTTATATAATAAAACCGTAGATTCTTTTTCAAATTCAATTGTTGCACCTTGATAGGCATTAGATAGGAATCCAAATATACCAGCCGATGTTATACCAACTAATGTAATCACACCAACTAACATATAAGTTTTCATCCAAAGATTTATCTTTGTCCAATACCGATATAAAAATGTTGCTGTTACTAATTTAGCAAATTCTAAACTACCTGCCATAATAATTACAGCTAAAGTAGCACCAGAAAATAATTTAGATAATCCAAATACAGAATAAAATGCGGCACTACCAGCAACAGCTAAGGCCGAAATACCTACAAGGTATGGGAATATTTTACTTCGTTCAAACATATAAGGTTCTCCTTTTATATAAATATATAAAACCTTACTTTATATCTTCAAATTCTGCTTCTATTATGTCCATGCAAAAATAAAAATCTTTACCACTTCTAAGAACTGTATCGGCTCCCCAACATTTTTTCCAGTACTCTGTACCTTTTTTGTTGGTTACCTCTACACCCATTCTACCCAATATCCAATATAAGGTATCATTAACATTTATATATTTACGCATTATAAAAACAAAGCCACCCTAAACGCTACACAACACCTCTTTGTTCATGCGTAACCTTTATTAAGATATCTTTACAAATGTCTTTTTAGGTTGTTCTGGCTCTATTTTTGGAACGTCAATCATTAGTATCCCGTTTTCAAATTTAGCGTTGATGTTATCACCATCAAGACTATCACCTAAAGTGAAACTACGTTTGAAAGATGAACCTTTAAGTTCTCTACGAAGAACTTTTGCTTTATCATCTGCAGAACCTATTGAATGTTTCTTGCCTGAAATAGTCAAGACACCTTCTTCAACTTCAACTTCAAGGTCTTTCTTGTCTAAACCTGGAATTTCAGCAACGATACCAACTTTGTCATCGTATTCATAGACATTTACCTTTGGATAAGCTGAACCTTGAAAAGGCGTAACTCCAACAGTATTTACAAACTCTGGAAAGTTTGTTTCAAACATACTATCAAATAGTTTATCAAACGGGGTTAAAAAAGAATCCCTATCAAAGAATGTAGGGAGATTGCGGATTGTTGTGACTTTAGTCATGGTTTTTCTCCTGTTTTGTTTACTTTTTAGTCAAACATTAACGTCCTCAATTGAGCGACATTAATTCTTATTCATTAATAAATATGTAGAGATTTATTAAAACGTTCAAGCTTTTTTCAAATAATCTTCTGGTATAAACCATATCCTGCCCATAGTATCTCGCACTCTGACATGATTTTGTAAAGTTTGATTACCATCTCGTTTTACTATCTCATTTATATAAAGTGTACCATCTGTTGATGTGTACGTTTTTATAACCTTATACTTTTGCATTTTAGTTACTCCATTTCATGCTTGTATAACTTTGTGTTGTTGTTTCTGTAGCGTAAGAAACTATAATTACATATGTCATAATCTCTTAGCTATTTTTTCGGCTAACCAATCCATTATTTCTATTGAGTGTGTACAATACAAACAAATAAATATTAACCAATAATCTTCTAAAAATTGCATTTAAGCTCCAAATACTTTTTTCTTTTCACCATGATACTCATACGCGTGTCCTTCATCTTTCAGTAATTCATTTACGGACTTCTCGTGTCCTTTAACAAATAACTCTCCAAGAACTCTACCATACTTTCCTCTACCATGTGATATGATTGAAAACTTACCTTCATCAGAATTTTCTAAAAGGTCTTTTACATAAGCTTTTGCTTCTAAACCTTTTTTCTTTTCTTCTAAATCCCGTGTTCTACTTTCCCAAGTATCAACACCATAAAATCTTATTCTACTCTTCACCCACACGTTAAACCCCAAATCAATCATTGCGTCAGCGGTATCCCCATCAACAACTCTAACCAATTTACAACTATATCCATGCTTCTTAACTTGTGCTCCCATAATATTTATCTCCGTATTTTTATGTTACGTATATAAATATATATGAAAAAAATTAATATCTACTTATAGATAATACCTTACTAAAATTTTTATCGTATTTTCCTTTTTCTAGCCTCTCTAATACTTTTTGTGCTTCTTGCTGTTTCAAGGGTTTCAATATTGTTTCTCCCTTATGCTTAAACGTAGAATTAGAAGTAGAAGCTAATTGCTGAATAACACTCAAACCACTTTTGTATTGAAGATATGCTTCATAAGTACATCTCAAATTATTATTACTCGCTAAAATAATATATTTATCATAGTTCAGTTCCATCAATCATAGTTCCTTTCAAATATTCTTTAACTAAAATGTTCTCTACCCGTTGTCGTTCTTTATAATCTACATAAGATTCTTTTTCCAAACGTTTAGGGCCATGTAACATACTGCTTATCTTAAACCGTTCCTTTTTTTCTTTATTGGGTTTCGGCATCTTTTGTCCTTTTTCTTTTTGGTGAATTTTCATATCTACGTTGAGCTCGCAAAATATTTATACTTCTCCGAGTAGCTTTCAATCTACGCAATTTTTTTAATCGCTTTCTTTTGGTAATCTGATTAGTATTATTTCGTTTTCTCATGCTTATTTATTTCCCATTTCAATTTTTAACTCACAGCCTAAATGATTAGTGCCTGAACCTATATAATCCCAATCCACATCATAAGTATTTTTACCACATATATCACATACCCATGATTCTTTTGCTCGTTGACCATTAAGAGTTTGTTCATCAAACTCAATCCACCTACCTCTATCATTAAGTGTAGCAGATATAAGTCCGGCAATGGTTTTCCTTGCCGCTTCAGACGATAAATTTATCTGACTCTCGGACATATCATCTAATACATCCATTATTATTTGTTTCATATTTTTTCTCCTTATAGTTAAATAACGGGGTCAGGAAAAAAATGAGTGAAAACCTAACCCCGTCTTTTGTGAGAAAAACTTAACTCATAGAGTTAGCGTTTTCAATTTCATCTTCATTAAACAAATCATCAGAAGAACCATCAGTAATATATTTCTGAACTAATTGTTTAACATAAGTTCTTTCAGACTCAAGTCCACCATCATCCGAAAACTGAGGATAGATACTAACTTCAGCCGCCTCATCAAGTCCAAAACCATCATAAAGTAAACCGGCTACTTCAACCGATGTACGAGTAGAAACTCCATTAGTAATTCTACCTGTTTCAGATTTAGACTCTGAACGAGTAGTGGTAGTAATAGAAGCAACAGACTCAAGTAATGATTCATCAACGTGAGGAAACATATACTTTAAAAGACCATACTCTTCATCAGAAGTTAAGACATCCATCTCAACAACAATGAATCTATCCATAAGGGCTTTATCCATAACCCTTGTAGAAGTATACTCATTACCAACGTTAGCAGTAGCAACGAAAGTTACACCTTCTGCAACACTAACAGTTTCAGCACCATCAGCCTCATCCAACCGAAGATATCTTTGACCTGTATCTAATACAGTCATCAAGATATTCCACGCATCAGGATGAGCTCTTGATAATTCATCAAGAAGAATCACAGCGTTAGGTGTACGAATAGCTTTAACAAAAAGAGATTCAGAAAAATAAGTTCCATCCTTTTTATCAAAGTGAGTATTACCAATTAAGGTAGACCGAGGGTCTTGAGTAGCACCCAAGTTAAAGTAGAAATCAGGTCTATCCATCGCATTAACAAGTGACTTAGCAGCCATTGTCTTACCACAACCAGCAGGACCAGTCATCAACATATTCTTACCACGAACAGCTGACCTAACTAAGAACTTCCATTTAAGTTCTGACATAACCAAACCTTTAGGTTTAAGTTTATAAGAACTATGTATAAAGTTAAGTACTTCAGCGTGGTCACTTGGTACATCAACACTTGACGTATCAATTACTGGGGCTGAAGTTGATTCAAAAACAGACATAGGAACTGACCACCAGTAAGGTTTACCAGATTTGTTAATCCTACGTTCAAGGGCCATACCCTTAGCATAAGCTTTCTTTCGAGTACCAGTTCCAATCTCAGATGTTAATTTGTTACCATCAACATCCCAAGCATTGAATCGGTTACCCGACTTTTCGATTTTTACAACAACAGAATTGTTATTGTCAATATTAGTCATTAAATTTGACTCCTTTTTTTTTGTGTTTCATTTCTCATTTCGTTATTAATATACGTATAATGCAAACAAAAGTCAAGAGCTTTTTTCACTTTTCTCAAGCTTTTTTTTGTCTTTTTTTAAATTAGTATAAATCATATCATCCATCTTGTCTTCATTGAGCCAATCAAGAGTTGAAAAACCACCTTGTGTAAACTCATCTAATTCAATCTTTAATTTTTTATTACGATATTTCATTTATTTTTTCCTTTTGAACCAATGTAATTTACCATTTCCATTATCAAATGTTTCCAAACCACATTTTTTCCATATACATTTCCATTGGTATCTATCAGTATATTTTTCAAATGGTTTCATAACCCAACCACAATTACAAGTTGGACTATGTTTATAATATTTTTTTAATAACCACTTAAACATATTGACTTACCCACTCTGCGTTTTCTCTCATGTATGTATCAATACAACTATCTAAATACTTATCACTTGTGGATTCTACCCAACTAAAATTCCCATCTTCATCTTCATATCCAATACACATAACTTCACATTCAGCTTCATTAGGAAAATACAACCACTTATATTCTATGAGATAAGGTTTATCATAATACTCATCAAACTCCTCTGAATAAGTGTGGTGGTAATATGTTAGTTCTAAAGGTTTACTTACTGGTATCATTTACTTCTCCAAGAATTTTTTATTCATTGTTTTAGCAACAGAAAGAACAGAAGTTACATCAATAAATTCAGCATCAGCACCATACATTCTTTTAAAAGTACCAGTGGCGTGACTTCTATCATATGAATCTCCAATGAAATAACTCATAACATGAACACCCATATAACGAATTTCATCAACCATTTTTCTGGTGTGATTGATTGCAGTATCATGATGATAATCAATATCATTATTACCAAACATTGGCATCCCATCAGAAAAGTTTAAGAAGTAAGAATCTTTATCTTTAGAAGTAGGAACAATATCACTAAGAATAGCTTCGAAACATAATCCTTCAGGAGTAGTTCCACTAGCTCTAAGATAAGGAAAAAGACTTCTAACTTTACGAAAGTTATCAATACGAGAATCATAAGCAATCAAAACAATAGGATATTCTGTAATAGAACCGCGTCTAGCATACCGACTACCACTTGTTTGTGTACTTCTGAAACTTACAACAACATCAACGTTAGAAATCATATCAACAGCTTTACAAAGAGCTACAACAGAAGTCATAGTGTTAGTCCACTTTGAACCACCCATCGAACCACTAGCGTCAACTGAAATGTGAAGAAACGCATCAGAGTAAGATTCTACAAATGTATTTTGAAAAACTCTTTCATTACCAAAACCAAGTTCAGCAACTAATCTTTTATCAATACGACCAGAATCTAATCTCGTCCACTTAGTTTCACGACTCTCACCACGAACTTGAAGTTTTCTTCCAAGTATAGTTCCAAGTCTAATACCATCTTCAACATAACCTTCTTCATTTTCTTCATCACGATTATAGTAGTAACGAGAATACTTTGAAGTGGACAACATATTAATAGTATCACTATCAATTAATTCTTTAGTTAATTTCTTAACCATAACAACTTTAGTAGGAGTTTTCTTTCCATAGTATCTATCTTCAATACCTTTAGCAACTTCAACATAACTCATACCAGAAGATTCAACTGTATCTAAATCTCTTTTTTCTTTTTTGGTAACTTTCTTCTTAGAAATTTCACCATCCATAAATTTATTTTGTTTCTTGATAGCATTCTCAAGTTGTTTTTTCTGATTATCAGTAAGAGTAACTTCTTCACTTTTATCTGAAGAAGAAGAAGAACCACTATCCATTTCAGAGTTATCCAACATCTCTTTAAACTCTTCATCAGTAAGTTCTTTAGGTGATTTTTTATCTCCATCAGAACCTTCACCATTACCACTAGCAGATTGAGAATCAGAATCATCACCTTCATCAGCTGGGGAATAAGAAACTTCACCAGTATCTGGGTCAACATTTTCAATACCATCTTTAAGATTATTCATTATAATTGAATAAACTTCAAGTGATACAATAAAAGCATCTTCAGTAGAATTTAACCTACTAATATTTTTTAAACCAATTTCATTCCAAATGTCACGAAGACCATTCAAAGAATTTAAATTAGTATTTTTATTAGCAAGATTAATAAGTCTAAACATATAAGAATCTAAATTCTCATTAGTATATTCATTTGAAATAAGAGCTTTATCAAGAATCTTTGAGTAAAAATACTTGTCATACATTGAATGGTAATAACCTTTATAACCAGGTGATGTAGTAAAAATATAATTATCAATTCGTCTATCTTCTACATAATTAAGGATATTTTTTACAATCTCCATACCCTTATTTTTAGAATAACCTTTTTTCTCACCAAGAAGAAAATACTCTTCTGGAATACTATTTTCAAGATTCTTTAAAAAATCAAAATCAGAAAGTTTAATATGTGAACCTTCATGAAGGGCGAGACCAACAGTAGAATCAAAAAGTTTATCATCTAACTTAGCAGAAATAGTAACGTTTTTACCATCAGTAAAACTATCACCATGTGAATTAAAAGTAACTTTAATATCTGGGTCACCAGTAACGATACCAACAAAGTTACCAACAGCTCTCCTATATGAAGAGAGGGCGATTAAATCAGTTTTTGGTTTTACATCTTCGTCATCAAATACCGAACCAGTATTATCCCAACCTTCATCTAACCAGAATGAACTGAAATTATTAGTTTTATTAAGACTCCCAACAGAATACTTCTCACGAAGAGCCATGGGATTGAATTTTTTTGTTTCTGACATTTTTTCCTTGTTTCTCATTTCGTTATTAATATACGTATAATGCAAACAACAGTCAAGAGCTTTTTTCAATATTTTTAATTATTTTTTTATAAACTTTATTCACTGCATCCATTTGTTTTGTGGAAAGTGACATTCTACCTTTAGCTTGTTTTGAAATATCTTTTAGAAAATTTGTCGTATTACGTTTGTAACCACTTGTCCAACTGGTTTTTTCAACGGAATCTATTACCAAATTAATTTTTGGTACAACAGATTCTAACCATTTATACCTTTCGGCTTTATATTTTGGATTATCTCGTTCTATTATACCATCTATACAAGCTACCATCTTATCAGTAATCCTACGACCACTAATTAAAGCAAGTAACATATCTGAAGTAAATTGGTCTGAAGACCCAGACTTCTCAATCTGTCTATTTGCGATTTCTTTTAGAGATTTTATTTTATCTCCATATAACTTTGAATTGTGTTCAATCCATTTTTGACGATTAGTCATTCGTTTCATAGTTTAGTATACGAAAAAAGCAGTATACGAGTCAAGAGCTATTTTAGCTTTTTTATGATTTGCTTTCCTCAACTGAAACTTTCCTATATTCGGTAACTAACTTCTTAACTTCACCAATAGCTTTCCGAGCTCTTGTTCCAGCAGATTTGTTTCCCTTATCCGCAAACTTTCTATGATTTTCTTGAAACTCTTCCCATAGGTCGTTAAGGGATTCGTATAATTCTGCACTTGTCATTTTATTCTCCTAATTTAAATCAGTAACTTCTGAATTTTGAAACGTGACAATGAATTTTTTATCTCTACCTTCATCCCACTCTTCATATTCAATAAATATATGATTGTTACACATTCTGTCAATAACATCGTCCAGTTGTTTTTCTGAATTACATATTATTACAGTTTTATCTCCATTTGTTTTTATATACACTTCATTATCAGCTTGATTGTAAATTACATTATCTTTCATCATCATACTGCAGCTAATGACGCTGGCTCATCATGAGACCACCAAGGTAATTGATTATTATTATCAAGTGTAACAATATCTTCTTTAGTATAATTCTTTTCTAAAAAAATATGTCCTTTATTTTTAAATTTAACTTCATATGAACCATTACCTATTGGTAGTTCTTTAAAAAATACTTGATTGGGTAATAAACTATATGTTTCGTATAAAATTTCTTTACCACTACTCTCTACTAATACTTCGTATTCTTGTCCTTCTTTAGTTTTATTTGCAGATATAATAGCTGGTTTGTAATTTTCTTTCTTAAAAAATATATTATTACCAAGTTCAACATCATCATTCCATTGATTATTTAAATTCATTTTTAAATTTGGAAATAAATTTGATTCATAATTAAATGAAGTACTATGTTCTAAAAGAGAAAATTCTACTGGTGGTTTTCTTGCAACAGAATTTTTTTCTGATAAATAATCATAATAATAACATTCCATTGCAGTACTTAACGTTTCACCATCCGAATCTGATATATTTCTTTCTCTTATATTTTTAAAATAATCTTTTGAATTATCAACCCAACCTAATGTTCTCAATAAAAAATCTGGGTTTCCAACAAATATTTCTAATTTACAATTGAATGTATTTGGCCATCTATAATTTCTCTCAACTTCAAAATATGCTTTTTTATTATGTTGTTCTAAAAAATCTTTTATATAGTCGAATTTATGTAGGTCACTATCATCAAAAAGGGAATCCCCTTCAATGTAATAAACTAAATCTTTACCAAGAGATTTAGCTAAACTTAAACCATTTCTATGATTAGTTATATTTGCTATCTGGTGGTCACCTACATTTATTATATAAGCAAAATATAAACCAGTTTGTTTGTACCAATACCAAGTACTAAACTCTTCCCAATCAGTTATCAGATAATTATCAGAATCATAAACAAAATAATCTACCATCTTCTGCAATTCTAAAGATATAGGACAATGTGTAGCTAATATTATTTCTTTATCTGCACATTTCAAAGATTCAACACACTCCATAACTTGTTGTTCTTTTTCTGGTGTGTTGGGATACGCACCTATTAATATTATATCACTCATTGTTTTTGTATCACAATCATACTACGACTGCCGTCTATTGGATTTGTACTAATAAATTTCCAAGGACAATCTATAGCAGTGTCTACCCACGCATAAATATTACTTCCCTTACCTATAACAGGGTATGGTAAAGTTATTCTTTCTATAGACCCATCTACGTTCTTACAATCCACCCAAGTTGGATTATGGAAATCGGAAAAGTAATTATCATCTATAATAATAATAGAACCTACTGGCATTTTATCTTCCATGGCTAAAAATTCTCTTAACGTATGTACGGCAC